ATGAGTGACTCAGAAGAGCGTGTCGTCCACAAAGTTGTGGCAAAAGATGTGAAAAAAGACGATTTGATGGCCTTCATCTATTACGGAACAGTGCAACATGCCGCACCCAGCGGCACCAATCTGACCGTGAAGGATGTTGACAACCATCGAGAAATGGGCGTGAATGGAACCGAATTGATCGAATCCTCTTTCTCGGCTGATCAGTTCCATGAAGAAATCAAAGTCAGTAAAACCAAAGCGGCTGAACTTTTGGTTTCTTCGCCCAATCGACCTATCAAGGTATCATTCAACAAACAGGATGGCACCGAACGCATTTTGCGTGGCCGCTTGATTCAACCCGAGCCTCTTCTTGGTCGCAGCATGGTTGAAGATCTCGACATTACAGATGGTAAAAATCGTTTGCGTCAGGTCGATCATAGGACCATTAATTTTATCATCGTTGATGGCGTAAAATACATTGTAAAATAACTGTTGTGGTGAGAGCTTCTAGCGGCACTACTTTACCATGCTAGACAAATGGACGCAACAGGAGCCCACTCGGCCGCAAGGCCGAGTGGGCTTTTTTCATTATTACATCTAAATATTTATATGAAAAAGAGATATCTTGTCGAGCAAACTCTAGCATCTGCACAATCTGCTTTAACCGATATTCAAAACGGCAATAAACCAGATATATTTTCACTCATGAAATGGAATGACAGCATGTTGCGACATGTTTTTTATCGTATAGGACAACATCAATACGGGCAATATTTTGAAAATGTCGTTGCAGAACTGTATCCAATGGAGTTTTCATTGCTTACTAATCAAACTAGAGCTAAAACAATACTCGCTGAATACATTGAAGAATTACAAGAGCAGGCAGCGGCTATGACTGATTTAGATACCCCCATAATATATGAACCGCCATTTGAAGAAAATGGATATTATCCGCAATCAGTTTAAGTGATAATGGTCATTTGTTACGCTGCTTTAGTGCGTATTACTTCTTTTAACCATTTAACAATCCAACTTATTTTATCTGCTTCTTCACGGGTTAATCTTTTGCCTTCAAAAACCCCATTGCGATATGCTGTTCGCATATCTTCTAATACCCGTTCTGTTTCTTCAATTGGTCGTAATCTATAATATGCCCACCATACTTGTTGGGTGTCAGTTAGTTTTGGATTATTTTTTATTGGTGAAGAGTCAGTTGATTTATTACGTGGATTTTGTCTTTTATATCTAACTGTCAACAACTGACCATAGTATCTTTCCATCTCTTGTTTCTTGGCATTGTCTAACCGCATAGTACCATTTAACATATTGCGTATAATACGAATACGATTCTCAAGCTCTTCATCGGTCATACTGGGAATTCCTTCCCAACTCAGATTGTCTATGGCTTCTATAAATACTTTGAATCGCATATGTTATTTAGCACACATAATGAAAAAAGCCCGTCAGGCAAAGCCTGACGGGCTTCTGTTTGCGTTCATTTACATGATTGCTTAGATCACGAAGTTAGCGATGGAGAGACGAGCGTAGAACTTAGCCCCCTCACGGAGGAGTTTTTTCCCGTAGCGTGTTAAAATTCCCTTACGTGGGCAGAAGCTCTCTGGATCGAGAACAACTGGCGTCTGGGTCAACGGAACGTATGGGCAATAGAAGTAACCACTATCCATGTAGCTGTCACCCTTGTAACCCAAAAGGATCTGGCCCTGTGGGAACAACGGATCTTTGTACAATCTCCAACGATTGTTAACTGTACCTACATACTGAATACCCAAGCTGGAAGTGAAAGTCTCACTTGGAGCCGGTGCGAAACCAGCGGTCGCAGTTTCAAAAATTGAAGCTACTTCAGGGCTGGTCACCATCCAGTTTGCACCACCACGTAGAGTCTTTCTGTGGACTACGTTGCTGATTTCAACAACCTTCACATAGAGAGATTCATACTTTTCCTTGATGGTATCACCAAGGGCGGTGTTGAAATCCCAGCTAGAAACTGTACCGGCGTTATTACGGAGGTCCGTCAAAACTTCACGGTCGATTTCTAGGTTGATTTCTTGTGCTAACACTGCGGTCAATTCGGCCTCAGCGTCTAGGTTGTGCTGGGATCGTAGATCCTGTTGAGCCTCATAGCTCCACACAGCCTTTAGCTTACGGGTCTTGGCTGCAATCTCTTCTGATTCAACGACTAGGTTGATCTCAGGAAGATCTTGCTGGCACTCAAGATTGTACTCGTAGTTGATAACAACCTTAACGAATGCATTTCCTGCTACCAACGCACCAGTGATAGGCAAGGCCAATTCACCAGTTGTCGTATTTAGAGCACCAGTACCACCAGTAGTGATGGCATTCAATGCACCGATGTTCTGCGATGTTAGTGTGCTGGTAGAATCAATTACGAATGTGGACTGAACAGTGGTGCAAGTAGCAGCAGTTGTGCCTGCATACAAAGTACCAGTGACCGTACCAGCAATAACTGGAACGTGCTCTACCACGCCGAAATTAATGGTGCCTGCGACTGGATATCCTACAGCAGCAGTCGGCTCACCCTGGATGAACTGATGGCTGTAATAGATGTCCAAGTTTGCATCACCAGATGCACGCTGCATCAAGGTGTTTGCGTCATCATTTGGGTAACCTGCGTTGTTATCTTGACCACGGGTTGCACCCTTGTTGGTCGAATAACGGAATCTTAGGTAGTACACCAAACCAGTTGGGCCAAGCAACGGCTGTACGGATACAACCTTATTGGCGATCAACTGAGGATAAATCCTTCTTACCAACGGAATCGAGATTCTCTTGAACTGAGCAATATCACTTGTGTCAGTTGCAACCTCGTTCATAAGTCTCTGGTTTTCTAGAAGTACAGCGGTGCAGGAACGTTCGTATTTGTCCTTGATGCCTTCTAGCAAACCAGTTTGTGACCAACGGCGTTCTAGCTCTTTGGCCTCGTTCAAAAATTTTGAATTTGCATTCATTATCATATCTCCTAAAACGGTTTACTAAATTGATAACCTTAATCTTCGATGATGCCAGAAAGTACCTGCATTTGACGTAGGAAATCTGGATCGATTGATTCAACTAAGGCCATATCTGCCTCTTTGGCTTCCGACTTTTTGGCTGGTTCACTAAACTCAGCAATAATGCGGTCGGTAACCTTGTTTCCGCTCCCCTGTACTTTCTCGCCTTTCTTAATTTTTTCTTTTCTTTCTTCTGTAACCAAAGACTTCTTTGATTCAGTTAATACATGATTCATTTGACGTACTTGCTCATTAAGCTTATTGTTGTCCGTAGAAACACGGATGTTTTTAGCTTCGAGTAGACGGACTTTACCCTGTAGGTCTTGGACGCACTTATTAGACTCTTCAAGTCTGCTGCTGGTGGCCAATGCGTAATCCTCGTCGGTAATATAACTACCGCAAATCTTAACGATATTGTCGAGGGCAACCTTGTGCTCAACCATGCGAGGATCATTAACGATATCTCGACGTGCTTGCTCGTAGATTTCTTGACCCTTGAGTTGTAGGAATTGGTCGATCTTCTCAACCATGTAATCCTTCATCTCAGCCAACTTCTTGTCATACTCTTCATAAAGTTCGCTTTCGATATTGCCATTCTTGCCCTTTTCGGCTTGTAGCATTTGGAAAGCTTCTTCATAACCCTCTTCAAGGGCTGTTTCGAATTCACTTCTCTGGGTTTCTAACCTTTGACGAAGTTCTTGAATGATACTACCGGCTTGATTATACCCTTCATAAGCTACCTTCTCTGACTCCTTCAATTCCTTTGAAAGGTCGGCATATGCTTCCTGGAGCTTGGTATTAAATTCCGCCTCAATTTCCTGGCGTGCCTCGGAAAGATATTCACCTACCGCAGCAGTAAAATCCTTAACCTTGTCTTGAGGTACTAATTTGCTCAATGTTTCGACGATTTTATCCATTATCTAACCTCGCTTTTAATTTCTGCTGTTTTTTGTTTTACTATGCCTAAGCAAGCTAGCAGTAACGATGTTTCATTAATACTATCTATGCTCCTGGATTCATTTTTTTCTAAAGAACCGTAGATCGCTACGGATTCTTTCTTATCGTTCGCAATTCTTTCTTGGAAGGCAGCATTGGTAGAGGGATCGGCTACGCAATCAAATGTGATTAATTTGTAGCCTCTTTCAATTACTAAAATGCCATCTTCATTTACTTTTCCATTACCTACGCCACGACTACTAATGCCGACACGAACGCCGTCGTTAATAAGTGATCGTAGTAATTTACCCATAGGCGTATTAAGCACGGAGCCTTCACCCATAAGCACTTTTCCATCCCACCACAACTTATTGATCTTGTGGGAAGCATCCTTGAAGTGAATGATAGAATCAGAAGGGTGATCTAGTTCACCAATAAGACCATTCTGACCAATTGCTTCTTGCAACTTACCTACATTTTCATCTAGCACGTCAAACGGATATGATCTTTTATTTTTATTGATCGCATCCGCTTCCTGGAACTTGCCACGAAACTTTAATACTGGACTACCCTTTGTATCAGTAGACTCATGCAAATCCATTTCGTTGAGGATAGCAAAGCTACCATCACCGTAAAGGAGGCATTCGCTGTACCTTGTTCCAGGCACCATGCTATGTTCGTTTAATAACTGCATAGATCCGCCTCCTTTAATTATTGATCAACTACTAGATCCGTTTCTGAGCCGTTCTTCATCTTGTAAGACTGTGGTGTAACAGCCTTCGGTACGTATGGATTCTGTAGATCCGGCCACGTATCCTTAGATGAGAACTGAGTGAGTAGATCGCTACCACCGGCTTTATCTGCACCCTTTTCACCCTTCATGGTGTATGTTCCAAACGGTTTCGGTACATATGGGTTGTTAAGTTCTGGATAGGTGTCTCCGCCACCAATATTACCCCAGCTACGACTTCTCATTTCGTCGGCTAAACCATTGTGATAGCTCTTGCCATCAGATACCGGTGCTGAATCGCCCCAGTTACCTGTGAAATCAGATGCGGGAGCATAACCCACACGTGCTTTCTTAGCCATTTCGGGATGATCACCTTGAATAGTGGTATGAGGAGTGTTGGATACATTCCAACCACTCATCTCAAGATTTGTTTCCACTAAATCTTCTAGCCAATCGGCTGCATTTTGAGCGATCTCTAGTGTTGGATCAATTTCTTGACGAATTACAGCGCTGAGCGTATCCAATTGCTCGGATGCTTCATTCTGTACAGTTTGATTTCTGGTCTGACCAGCTACAACATGAACATGACGAATAGCTTCGTAAAGATCTACGAATACCTGCATGTCCAAGCGATCCCCTTCGTCCAAAGATGGGAAGAATTCATCTACCGTTTCTTTGAATTGGGCATACTTGTCATCACATTCTGTACAGGGCTCAACACCGGCAAGACCCATGATCTTATTGACTCGATCAACATACGCACCGTGAGCCACTCTTAGAATGCCTTCGGCCATAAATGTGCATGTTTGATCGTCATAGTTTGTTGCATTAACCACATCCAATGCTTCTTTAATGCTGACAGATAACTCAGCTTGAGTAAGATAAAGAACTTGTGGCCACTTGCTAACGATATTTTCAATACTTTCTTCCAAAGCACTGTTGTCTGATAATGCGTTGTGACGCTTTAGTTCAGCCACAGCCTTGCAGAAGTTAATATCTTCCTTTAGATCGGCCTTGGCACCACTTCGCAACATCTTGCAATTGGTGTTAATGGTCTTCCAATCAAAGGTTTTGAGGGCGGATTCATTGCGAACTAGAACGCTTGGAATGCGAAGAGCAACCACGTTGCCCAACTCATCATGTTTGGCTACTGATTCACGAAGAACCGGCCCGTACTCTTTAATTCCAATGTATTGACTTACGTTCTCGCATAAACGGAACCACTCTTCCAAAGCTTTCTTGTCTTTATCTTTCTTGAGATCCAAAGCCTTGGACTTATCACCCTTCTTCTTGTGTTTCTTCTTCTTTCCAAAGAATGGGAATTTATTCTCACCACATTCTTTGTCGTCTCCATCCTTCTTGTCTTTTTTATCCTTCTTCTTATCAAAGAATGGGAACTTGCCTTCTTTGAATAGACGGCGAGTAAGGGGAAGGGATAGATAATTATCTAGCAAAGACTCTGCTTTGCGATCATTGCTTTCCAGTAATGATTCCAACATATCGGAGACAATTTGCTTCGCATTTTGTCTCTCTGTTTCTTCATTAATAACCAGTTGCTCGATGTTTTCAAAGGTTACATGCTTTGGTTGCACCTCATAATTAGCATGAACAAATGTTCCGCCAGGGGTGGCATATAGCACGTCTTCCGGGCCATAACAATGCAAAGATAAACCTTCTATCTGCAATGCGTTGGCAAGGACCGGTTCCGCCTCCACTAGCTCATTTGCAGCAGAAGATAGAGAGCTATTCTCCATTCTTTGAAAAACCTCGTAGTCTATGAGCTTTCTTTTCATAATCTGACTCCTTAATACACGTGTGAGTTTATAGACATCCTCTTATTGTGTTATATATTGATGCAACCATGTTTTTTACGTACAAAAGTTTGATTGCCAGCTATAGATATAGTATGCACGAAACCATAAAATCTGTGGGTGTCCAGTGAAAAGATTTAATGAATACGTTAAAATGCGAGAAGAAAACCAGTCGGCTCAACAGGATGACGGGGCTTCTCCGGTTCCAGAAAAGGGTGCGCCCGATACACTTATTACCGCTATGAAGATAGCTTGTGATAAGTATAAAAATAGAACCAAACAATTTCTCAAAGAATTAAATGATTCTGATATTGATAAAGTATTAGGTCAATTATCAGATGATGTTGATGATGATTTTACCGGTCCTGTCCGTAGATCTGAACGGGACAGAAGTAATCACGATAACATGGTTATGATTCCAAAAGCAGATGGAAATTCTGGTGCCGATGGTGGCGGTGAAGATTAAGAAAAAATAAAATGTGTAGTTGTAGTAAGTAAATACTGCAACTACACATTATTATCAAATGCTGCTAATAAATTCTTTTTAACTACCGAATGTTGAATTCGGTTCTTCTCGATCCATCTCAGCAGACCAATTATGAATTTCAAGATCATATTTCTTGATTTCTTCTTCACTTGCATCTGCCAACGGTGCGCTATTTGAACCAGCCGCTCCACCAGGAGCCCCTTCAGGTTCTTTATCTTGTGGCGGCATTGGTGGCATTCCGCCCGGAGGAGGTCCACCTGGAGGTGCGCCACCAGGAGGTGCTCCTCCTTCAGGCGGTAACATTGGATTTGGCCCACCGGTTTCTGTGCCCATTTGTGGGTCTGAAGATCCAGGGGCTCCCACCCCAAGCAATTGTGGATTCTGACCAATAATTTGTAGTTTAAGATCTTCAAGTTTCTGGATTTTATTACGAGCTATCATTTCTTGTGCTTCATCTTCTGAATATTTCATCCATTTGGTTAAAATATCAAAATCAGACATCAACAAAGAACCTTTGAGTCCATTAGCATTGCCAATTCTGGCAGTGACAATTTCTTGCCAGCTTAATTCACGCCAAGCCGAAGGTGGAGTCATAATGATTTGCAAATCATCATAAAGCTCTTCTGGGAAACCTCTTAGTTGTAAATGACGTTCCGCTAATTGAAGTAGGCCATCTACTAAATAACTTTGTAATCTCTCAATAAGTTTAGAAAACTTCACATCACGTGCTGACAAAGTGATTCTTGTGGCCTGTGGGTCTTCGCTAGAATTGTAATTGGCCGGTAAGTTAAGGGCTGTATATAATTTATTGCGGAAATAAACAGCATCATCAATTTCACCTAGATTCTGTGCGCCAGGGAGAGTTTCCACTCTGGTATTTGCATTCTGACGAATGGGAATCCAGTAATCTTCGTCGGCTGATGGTGCATGCCATCTTTCTTCTACAGAAGACGCTCCAGGAGCCCCACGGGCATTTGCTACTTTCTTCTTTCTAAATTGATCTTTCATTCTTTCAATGAAAGATTCAGCTTTGAATGGAGGCAACTGTCCTACGTCAATATAAAATACTCTTCGTTCGGGTGCTCGGGTTAATCGATACACAACCATTGCATCTTCCATTAATCTTAATTGATGCGCTGGACCACGTGCCGGTTCGATTAAACTAACGCCATAGGGATAGAAACTCTTTCTATCATCCCCGATTTTAACATGCACCATTTGCTCCGGTGCAAATCTAAGGGCTGTTGCTTGTTGTAAATCAGATTCCGTAGCTTCGGGCACAGGTGCCCGTGTTAAGCTTTGATAATCAGGCCCTTCATTAGATTGCTGGAATTCAATTAACTTACCTTTTGTGGTTTCAATACGATATACACTATCAGGTGGCAGTTCTTGTACTTTGAGGATTCCATCCTTGGGAGCGTCTGGATCAATGATCAATTCCACAAATAGATCTCCAAACGTACACACTTGCTTCATCCATAGCCAACCTTTGCGATCTAGATTAAGCATTTTTCTGTGGAAGAACAACCACTCTAATTCATCCTTAATTTCATCGTTTCCCACTTTAATTTCAAACAAATGATCATTCTCGCCCTTTTGGCAATTATGAAAAATAACTGACTCGCCACAGAAGTTTGCGTGTTTTTCTACTGATAAATCATAAACGTCTGTAGTTCTCCATTGCTCTACATGAAGAACACGTCTGTGGTCTGCCTTTCTGCCAAGTTGATGCACTTCAGCTAATGAGAATCCTTCACGGTGCAACCAATCTTTAATGCTATTCCATTGATAGCCCATTAATCTAGCTGTTTCCAGAGTGGACATTCCCTCCCCAAGAAGGCGTACAGCTTTGTTGATTTTCTCAAACTTCTTTTCCTTCCGACCAGTTCGCCATTCATCAAGAAACTGTCGCTCATGTTTCCAACCATCGGTGAATGTGAATATTCTAGGGAATTGTCCTTTGGGAAGATTGTTAAGATATCTCTTGGGTTTCACTTGATAGAACGGCATGAGTTCATCACCATGTTCTAATTCTCCAGCCGCTTTCCACGTAGCATCTCGCATGAGCATGCGATGATCAGGTGTGACTACAAATGCTGTACCATCGTCTAAGCTTACACGCACTGTCTCAGCCGTTTTAACTAATCTAGGATTATAAGCGTAGCCTAATGTATAATCTTTTTTATCAAAGTCCCAACAATATACTAAAAATCGTTCGTCTTTTTTATTCTCTGCAAACCATCTGATTTCTTTTAGCCCATAAAACGGAGTGGCTATTTTTTCCCATCCTGCCAAACATGCTTCATCTGCGAAGACTGTCATGGCATTTTCAATTTCGGGAACATTACGCAGACGTTCATATTCTTTGTAACGACTTTGCCGGTTTGTAACTGTTGATAAATCTATAAAATCATTGCTATCTCTGAGACGAACGAGTCCACGTCCACCTCCCCAATAGCTGCCATCTTGTGCCCGAATATCGGGGATGGCGTCTGGCACGGTTACGCCCGCACCAGTAAGATCTCTTATTCGCTTGCTCTTTTCTAAAGGATCAGGCGTAAAAGAGTATGAAAACAATTTGTAAAAATCGTACCAAGCCATGAAAATTTCCTTTGTTAACTAACCTTTCTACGGTATTTAGCGAATGCGTAACTAATTTAATAGAGAAATGAACCCCGTTCTATTTGTTACCTCACATCTTTGTTCTGGTGCCGATGGCTTGATTTCTATCTTGAACATCAATCCACGTATTGAGATGCTCTGCCCACAAATCGTTTATGAGCACCCCACTGATCTAGAGCCGTTAATAGAACAACAACATAAATTGAGTAATACAGCAGCTATTTACGGTGATTACTTGTGGTATAATTCTCAATTTTCATGTAAAGCTCTTTATAAACTTTGCAAATTCGTTTATGTGATACGAGAGGCCAAATCATCTATAAACGAGATAACAGAGCATTACAGGCACAGCATAGACATGGTGCCTGCGTACTATGCGTTTAGGCTTAGAAGAATTTGCGAAATGGCCAAACGAACTCCAGGTGCAGTTTTATTAACCTGGAATGATTTAGCTACAGGCAAAGGGTTGCCGCTAATTGAAGAGTATTTGCGACTGAAAACCCCATTGATACATCATGCAGAATTATTCACGCACAGTGAATTAGATGATGTGCCGAATGAAATTATTGAAAAATCTCAAGAATGTTACGAACGACATTTATATTTCTTACGACACCTTGAGCTTCGCCAAACCGTATAATTCTATAGGTGTTTTCTTTCCGATTTTAGAACTAAAGATCACAGCGTCACAAGATATTCTGTCTCCATCAAAATATTTGCCGCCCTCGTACTTTTCACCCGTACCTTTTTTAACATACGCTATTGTTACATGTGGATGATATCGAGGATATTTATCCGTATATTCTAAAGCGTCTGCTAATTCCTTGCGAATTCGATGCAAATCAGGACTGATCACATCGATTTTCACTACATCAAATTGTGGATTGTTGTTAAAAATTGCAACTTTTCCCAATTCCAACACAATGGGTCTTTCTGATCGTAAGATTTCTTCCGCTGTCTTTTCAGAAGAATCATGTATTCCATATAATACAGTCACGTGAATTTCGTCTTCACGTCCATATTTTCCATCCGCATTGTAAATGTCTTCGGGCGCAATATTATCCTTTCCCCATTTGATTACCTTGTTAGCAACCTTTCCGGGTAATCTTACATGCGTTGAAGAAAATTCATGTTGAACATTATTCCGTTCAATCCAAAAGTGGTTCCACGTCCTGATTGGCATTTATTGCTTTCTTTTTATTAAGGTCGTCTATTATTTTTTCTTGCTCTTTGATCATTTGATCAAGGAAGCTAACGGCATGCTTTTGTTGTTGAGGACTAACCAGGGTACTAGTCTTCAAATCAAGCTGCCATTTTTCGTGTGCATTCATCGTATCGCCATCTGATTTTTTAGCCTGTTTGTGTTCAACAGCATAGGCTTCATTAATGGCTCGTCTTATAGCTACTCGTAAATTTGTTACTGCATGGCTATCCGTAGGAAGTTGTCGCAAAGCCCTTTCTAACAATTCTCTACTGTCCTTTATGTTCTGACTCTTCATGTTGTCTCCAATACCTTTCTGCACTCGTCATGGCTCGAATAATATTTCTTGAACCAACTGGGTTAAACGAATGCACAGTCCATATAAATCTAGGTAGGGTGCCAGCGTGTGCTTCTCTTTCCACCCACTGTGCAACCTCGTATCCAGTTCCAGCTTCGGCGGGTCCGAGATCATGATCAAAACTCATGTAGGTCACTTCTCCCCCGTCCAGTATCCGAATGGCAGCTTTTGCACTTTTGACCCATGTCATTCCAGATCGAGCATGAAACTCTTCTTGAATAAATGGATCATCAGGATCTCGCTCATCATCAAGCCAAAGTGATATTCCAGAAGATTTGGTTTCTATCCAATTAGTAAAATGTTTCATACTATTCCTGTAGATTGTAATATTGTTATGGCAAAAAACAAAACCCACCCAAACTCCTTCAGCAATCGCTCGTTTTTTCGCCGGAAACTTAACGAAAGCCCCGCCAGTGATTCTTCCAAGCCAGGAATAATAGTTGGATCTTCTGGTGCTTCTAAAGTAATCCAATCTTCTGGAGACTCGTTGAGAATTTCTTGTTTAATTTCCTTAAAGGTATCACTATCAAATATTTTAGCAAAATCTTCTGCTATATCTGCGCCAATTGGCACATCTCGCATTGTATCATTTCTGACCCATAAAGCAATACAAAGTGCCATGATGGCATCGTCATGCTTGCCTCTTTGAGCTTCAGCACGTTTTGTTCTAGTGTTGTAGTTGAATGTTCTGAATTCTGTAATGAGTCTACGGCTGTAAACTCGAATTGTTCCATTGACAATGCGATGCTGTAAAGCCTCTAGATACACTGGCCGATTTGTGGCAGTAATTTGCACACCCGTTTTATTAGCACTAGATTTTCCAGCTTTGTAATATAGGTTATCGTAAGCCAAGTCGTGTTGTAACGTACTTGCTACAGCCCCTCCTACGCCATTGTTTTCCACAGCCACAAGTGCTGTATTGTAATAGACTCCAATTTGAAAAACGATTTGCGCATATACGTTTGGAGGAATGGTATTGCTATAAAATTCCGCTACTTGCTCTAAATTCACTACATCAATTACTTGAAAACAACTACTGTCACCACCTCGTCCCACGCCCTCAGCAGTGTCTACTCCAATAATATATTCATGGCCATCAATTGGTTCTTTGAAAATCCACAGGGCTCCCCGGTCCCAATCAATTCTACGCTCAGCACTTTCTCGCCAATTTTCAAACGCAAATCTAATTGGTTGCAAGTCTTTAGTGTAACTTGTTAATTCTGTTAAAATATTGGTGGGAATATAAGACTCGCCAGATCCCATAAAGGATCGCATAACTTCTTGATCCCAACCTCGTTTTCCAAGGTTGGCATAGGTTTTCTTTACCCACTTAGGATCACAGTAGTCTGGATGTTCCCAATAATCAATTTCAATGACATTAAAATCATTTTCTTTTGCTTCTGCCTTGTGATATGTTTCTTCGTACCAATTACCGACACCATTAACGGTGGAAATCACAACGCAGGCACCACCCGTTGAAATTACCGGATACATATCCTTCCAGTATTGTTCCATATCTGGAATAAATGCCGCTTCGTCAATCAATAGAATGGTTACGGCTTTACCTCGGGCAGCTTCAGGTGTATAGAATTTAAGAGCGGAGCCGGTTTCGCCAAATTGTTTTTCATGCTTATTGTTTTCATCTAATACAGGCTTGAGCCAACTTGGCAAGTGTTCAATGGCTCGTTTGGATATTTCTCCAGCAGATAAAGCTTCACGATCCGTCTTAGACAAAAGAATTACCTGCTGGTGCGTGCGAAACATACATTTCCATAATGCCCAAATAACAGCCGTAGTAGTCAACCCTCCCTGACGACACTTACTTAAAATGTTGAACTGATGTTTTTCATAACAGTCAATTGTTCTTCGTTGATACTTATAACACACACAAGGCAACAACCCCTCAATTGGGTGAAGGATTTTAACATACTTGTGTGCAAAGTAATAGAAGTTTGTAGCACATTTGATTATTTCCCGCTGCTGATAATCTGTATCGTAATTGGGATGGTCTGGATTTCCGTAAGTCTCTAATTCGTCTTCTGTCTCCATAACGATATCCAACTCGTCTGGAGTAAATTCATAAAATTGTGAAAATATTTTTTTGAATTCTTTGCTCTCTGATAGATCTTTTACCGTATCAAAGTCTCGATAAAAATCGTAAAAACTTCGATCTGGAAGGTTGATCTTTACCTTTTCCAAGCCCGGAATCTCAATTCCATATTGGGCCAGGATCTCTTTCATTGATTGTTGTTCCATAATACTACCTTTCTAAAATAGTCCAATTTTATATAGGTAAAATTCGGGGGGAATTAGTCTTGACTAACCCTTTTCGTAATTGTAAAATAAAAGAACATTCAAAACGAAAGGAGACTTTTATGTCTAACACAAGCGCAAAGAAGGTTTATCTTACCCTCAAGAATCATCAATTGCCCGTTTGGCGATTCTATTACCAAGGGCACCACAGCCATCCCGTAAGACGTACCATCCTGGTCATTAAGGATCAGTGTACTTCGACTCATGTAACTGGCTATGAGCTAAGAGAAGGTTCGGATATTAGGACGTTCAACAACGCTCCTATTAAAACCTATAAACGCTCTCTGATTGCCAAAATAGGGCAATGTGGTAAACGATTACGTAAGCGAACTGACGCCGCCCTACATAATCGCAGCACTTTAGTGAGAGAAGACTTGTTGGGTCTTGTTGTTAAGGGCGTGTAATAATAGAAGAAAAATCGCCCGGCAACAGCCGGGCGATTTTTCATATTGTTTTGAAAGCTTCATATATAGATAAGCTTTAGATATTAGATTGGAGAGATCACAATGTCATTTTACATGAATCCCTTTACTTCCGACTACATCGGCAATATGGTGCTGGCAGATCGCAAGCAAGTTATAGAATTCAAGTGTCCGCAGAATTGGGGCCGTGGTCCCAATTTTGTTATAGCTTGGCTTCCTGGACCATATGACGTATCGACTACGTATAAAACTCTTACATTACGAGTGGCAATAGATAATGATTTTCGTAATTGGAGCACATTATCGTTTGATTTAAGTGGTGGCACGTATGCAGCTACTAATGCGGCTGCGACAGCCACGGAAATAGCAACTTATCTAAATGGCCTTACAGGATTTTCTTCTTATTTCACTGCCACAGCTACCGATCCGCCGCTATTTGCAGAAAATGCACCACGTTTGAAAATTAAACAAGTGTTCCAAGAAACTAGAATGAAATTTTATGTAGATAACATTTCATTTGAACGCTTGGCAAGATTTAATGCACGGGTAGGGGTAGCAGAGCTACCCACTTATTTTGATCGACATGCCATTTGGACACATTCAACAAGTCCAGCATATCTTGCCAGTAGCACGAATCTTACTTCTTGGCCGTATCATGCAGATAGCACTGGTTCATTGGTTTATCTAAATACTTCTAATGCTGAAGATCAATTAGTCATTAACAGTGCCGTTGATGCCAAGGGTACTTTTGCTGGGTTTGCTCATGGAACTATACAAACAGACTGGCAATTATTAACCGGTAGATCTGGTGCTTTCAATTGTCAAATTATTACTTTGGATGTCACAAATAGAGTATCTGTAATTATTGAGTTCCAAACAGGTGCAAAAGCAGGGGATTTGGCAAGGAAAATAGAATATTATTATGCTGTAGCAAATGCAACATCCAGTCCCAATGGTGTATATGAAACACCATACGTATTAACGCCAACTCAGATAGATTACCTTACGAATGGAACTACTGGAATCAAATAAAGATTTTCGAAACCTTACTATACTATATAATAACAGTTGCCCATATCAGTAGAATCAAAGGGGAAATCCATGAATAATCAAACCAGAACACTTTGGATGGAAGATGGTCGTGAGGCCGAAGAACGAGTAGTGGTACAACCTGTACTTAATGCCGTTGGTCAGGAAGATTGCTGCGAAGAGCGAACCGTGCGGGAACTTTATGTCGAGAAGAAGCCGCCCAAGTATCTTGCCACTAGAGTAACTGAGAAAAAGTGCCCTGTGGTTTGTGAACGAGTCACAGAAGAGGTAGATGAGGCGGGCAATATTATCGAACGTAAAGAAGAACAACTTGATTGGGGTTCTAAGATGCGAGTGGTAGATCACATAGGTGTCGATCCTTCTGTTAAGTCAGAACCGACCTGTGTAACAAGAGAAGAACTCCGTGATCTTTTGTTGACTCCAAGACGACAAGTTCGCATGCAGGAAACAGTAGAAAATAGAGTGGGCACTACTAATACATCGTGGGTGCATGTAGGATTGTCAGTGTTGATTGCTGCACAGGTTGCAGTTCTAGGTTACATTCTGTTCTTTATGTAATACGGCAAAGTGAAGCAACGCAGAACAGAAAAGCCCACCGGCCAAAGGCCGGTGGGCTTGTTTTTTATAGTCCCCATCGTTTTTTAACATTATTCCACCACGATGTTTTTTCTGCTTTAGCAGCTAATATTTCTTCTTCTCGTTCTAATTTTTTACGATATTTATCTAGCGTTTTGGCTACAGCATATAATTGTTCTACTTTGTCTTCCCAATCAGGAGAAGGTGCGTATGCAAGTAGTTCTCCAGCCGCCTCTCGATATACTTCATATCCTTGATAACTAGCCGTCAATACCTTTTGATAATCATCAAATTTAATTTCTAAATGCATACCTCTACTAAGACCATCAAAATACCAACCAATGTCATACGTAGCAGAGTTTCTTTGTTCCTGCCTCTCCCCCCACTCAGGACTAGTCGGCTCATCTATTTCTTCACCCATTGCATCAACAGGAATTTGCTCCATAATTTCTCTAGCATAACCAGCTTTCAATTCTAGTGGATCATCATCTGTTGGTAATGCATAAGGATCATCCATATGATGAATCTCATGTCCTCCTCCACCCTCGGTATGTACTGTGATCACTTGCCCCATATTTCTAGCAATGCAGCCTAATTTTCCAGTGAAACCCATAAGTTTCTTTTTGGCAGCTTCTATCGCTCGTTTCTCTTGTACACGTTTTTCTATTTCTCGCATTGTTACTCCCTGATACTCTATATATAATAGATTCGTGACCACAAAAGGAGACTATGATGTTTGACTGGCTAAAAGAAATTTTTTGTAGTAAAAACAAAGGACAAAAAGCATCTGACATGATGATGCCATATCCTACAATTAATTTCTTAATTGAAGATCCAACCATGCCTCAACTGGTTCGGAATATGAAAATTCCTAGTGATCCACAAATTTTACCCATCACTATTGATGGACTGAATCGATCTAGGCCCGATCTTAACCCTCAAGCAATACATTGTTTAGTAACTCTTGATACAGCTATCGGATGTTTTAATAAACCTGTCGCTGCTATGAATAAACAGCTTGGTCGCTGGGCTGCATCTTCTAATTTACTAATAGTCCCATTGGCAGGTCAGGATTTTAATGCCTACTATGATCGAGAAGCTCTTAGATTTTTCTACGCAACCGATCCGGTCACCAGAAAAATGGTTTATGCTGCAAATAGCACTGATGTCATAGCTCATGAAACAGGGCATGCTTTCTTAGATATTCTTCGTAGTGATTTTTGGAGTGTGCAAGCATTGGAAATTTGGGCTTTTCATGAAGCTTTTGGTGATATTAATGCCTTGGTAACAGTAATGCAATTCGATGAAGCTATTCAGCTTGCGTTAGAAGAAACAAAGGGTAATTTACGACAATCTAATTCTCTTTCTCGTTTAGCTAAAGAATTAGGTGCTGCGATTTATCATTTAATGCGTGGGCAAAAAGGATACATGCCAGATTGTTTACGAAATGTCGTTAACACTTTTAAGTATGTAGATCCAAGTTCGCTGCCACCGCAAGCAGCTTCAGATACACAATTAGCGGCCGAGTGTCATAGTTTTGGAAGGATATTTGCGGGTGCTTGGTGGGATATTGTATGTGGCATATATGAAAAAGAAGTAGCCACTGGTATTGCCCCGTTACAAGCAGCCAAAAACGCCAGAGATAAAGCCTATGCTTATACTGTTGAAGCCGCATGTCAGGCTCCAAGAGTGGTCAAGTTTCATGATGCGATTTGCAGAAGCATGTTAATTATTGATAAGGCTCAAGGCGGAACGCATCAAGATATATTGCTCAAGGTGTTCCAGGATAGAAATCTTTTGTTGCAAAAACCAATTAGTGCAATGTCTGCAATGAGTTTTGCAGATTTATCAGAGAAGCTTCCAGGCGGTAAAGCCGCCATTTTCTCTCACGGCATGGTAGCAACCAAACGAGAAAATAGAGTAATTAAGTTGACAGATATGCCGGGCAACGCTGGTATTGCAGCCTTGTCGGTTAACGGGATTGATCTATCTAACGTAGAGTTAGAAGTTCCTGCGGATCAATACTATGAATTTGATATGACTGGCAATTTAGTTTACGAAATGGTTCCTGATGATGAAGAAATTGCAGCAGCCGCTCGTCGCTGTGTGACAAGCATTCAAGCATCCGCACATGTGGGCGATGAAGAACACCACATGTGGAAAGTAGAAAATGGTCGTTTGATAAGACGACACATGGTTTAACACTATTAACGAACTTGTACAGGTTTGCCTTGAGCGTCAAATTTAATAAAGTTTAATCCTTCGTCTACCTTCTTGTATAGAAGTTCAGCATAGGGTTTATCCCCCATGCAATTAATTCGGACTTTTAATCGAGCTACATTTTTCTTTAGTGGCTCGATTTTTATTTTAAGTTTATCCTTATCTCCTGCAACTAAGGAGCGGACTCCTTTTTTATCTATTTCATCTTTGGATATATTAAATCCCATTTCTTTAACAGAACGTTTTACAGCCCGATATACTATATCATCACTGAAAGGATAGCATTTCTTTGCCTCCCCTTCTTTCCATTGTAGATAGAAGTTGTAGGCCCCAGCAGCAAACCCTCCTGCTATAGGAATAGCAGCAGCGCAACCGATTATTGGTAACAATAATGCTAAAATTGTAAAAAATTTCATAATATTTTTCATAGATGCCTCCTTTTATATCTATGACATTAACCCTATAAAAAGGAGTTCGAATAATGAAACGTTCGTTTGATAAGTTAATAGCATCCGATCAAGCCGATCAAGGCTGGTATTATGATGACGAAGAAGAAGATGTCGATGAAGACGAAAACGATGATTGGGACGAGGATGATGAAGATGATTGGGATGAAGAAGACGATGACGACGATGACGATTTAGACGACGATGATGATTTAGACGATGACGATGATTGGGATGATGAAGAAGATGATGAGGACGAGGATGAAGATGATGAGGACGAAGATGATGAATATTAATGTTTTTTACATTTTTTCATCTTAAACTGATTTCGTTTTGTAGGCGGGAGTTCACTGGAGCCTGGGCCGCTAGCCGTGGCCCAGGCACCGGGGAACTTTGTAGGATCTTGCTTATCTGGTTCTATTGCTCCAGTAGACCCGTATGTTTCTATAAGCCATTTTTTGAAAAATAATCTTTCCACATCTTATATAGCTCACAATTCCAAAGAACATAAAAGGGCATTCATATCTTGAACAGTGACATAATGAACAATGTCTATGAACTTCTTATCCTTTTTCATTTTCTTTTGTAGTTGAAATCTAAGGTAGGCACTTCCTCCATCTTTTAAGTCTAATAAATTCTTGCCATGCGGAGGCGGGCTATATTGCGCATGCAATTTTTCTCTGTCGTCCATAGACAGTTTTCGCCACTCATCATTAGATATTTGGGGCAGCGGTTGATAGTCTGAGGGCAAGTGCGGAATAGTAATCTTATACCCTTCAGTTGCAAATTTTACATCTGCTCCAGTAGGCTTATTACAAATAGTATAACGACAAAATACCTCGGTTGCTGGTTCTGAAGTTGCGCCTTGAAAAAACCACACGGGTACATTATATGCTACAGTGTTAATGGTCTCCCCACCAACTAAAGCATATCTCTCTTCTTTAGTCAAAAAGATCTGATGTGATATTGCAAGAATTAATTTTGCGGATTTTGTTTTAGTCATATATTTATTGTATCAAATTTTTCAATAATGTGGAAGATAGATAGTAGTATGAGAAGTTTTCAAGAATATGTTGTTTTGCGTGAAGCAATGGATGATATAGTGGTCGGAAATATTGTGGTTCCTAGAAGGGAATTAATCATTCGCTTTGATGCAAGTGGTGGAGCCGGTGGTCAAAATGTTAATAAACTTGCCACAAAAGCCACATTGAAATGGCCAGTTGCATCCAGCGTAGCTTGGGTCGGGCACGAAGAGATATTACATCGATTCTTATCCATGTTTGCCAATCGTATTAATAGAGAAGGTGACTTGGTAATTCAATCCCAGCAGGAGCGTAAGCAACGACAAAATCTCAATGCCGCCATTGCTAAATTAGCAGATTTAATAGCACAAGCGGCCGACATTCCAATGCAACGCATTGACACCAGACCGACCCAAGGATCTGTTGAACGACGCATTAGAGACAAAGACAAAATGCGATTAAAGAAATCGCAACGATCTGGTGGTTGGCAAAACGATTGGTCTTAGGACAAATTGTAAAATGGACACAAAGATCGAAATTCACAACGACGACATCTTTCAGTGACGTTGCCCCACACTTTATCTGGATCTGATGCTGATATTTGATTGTGGGCTTCTAATAATTCCTTTTCCGCAGCCAATAACGAAGCATCATTAAATTGTGCGCCAATTAGACTACCCCCTTCTAAATAATAAAGAGCCGTATTAATGTCTTTAGCAGGGACATCATATGTGCGTTGCACAACCCGTGCATAACATCGTAATTGTAAATCATCAGTTATAGTAGTGGATGTTTTTCGCCAAGGGCCTCGTTTAGTGGTTTTGTAATCTATGATAAACCATTTGTCTTTTTTCTGAAACAAACGATCTATAACGCCTTTAACAAATTTTCCATTTGGTGGGTCAAGATCATAATTAAATTCAAACTCTGTTTCTCCATCCGTACCTACCTGTTCTGTTAGTTTTTCAATAGACTTCAAATGGCCTGCTACTCTTTGTTTATAATCGGCCGGTAATATTGGAGCCTTAACAGGACTGCCATCTGCATTGGTGTCCATCGGTATTTGACCACGCAGAACATCCCTTGCCACTTCTTGTAAAAGTATTTGCCCTTTACGACTTACGTACTCTTCAGCTATCTTGTGAATGATTTTGCCATAGGTAAAATAAAACGGCTCTGGTTCTGGCTTTTCCGTCTTTAGATGATAGTGATACTTGTACTTTTGAGGGCATTCTTCCCATACACCTTTACGTGAAATACTGATATGCTGTATGTCCATTTCGACTCCTATTGCAAAATTGATAGACTCAGTGTAACATAAATTATCTTGCAAGTCCAGACGATTAGGTGATATCATGGCAATTGATTTTGATCGATTTCTTAACTGGGCCGAATCTCGATTTCCTACTGTCATCGTCAAGGGCGATGAGGTACGGGTAGATTCTATTTTTGAAGAAGACCATAAGCAACACATGTGGTGTAATCCTTATGGAGGAAAAAACAATCGAGAAAATGGCGTATTTCGTTGTTGGAAAACAGATCGTCGGGGCAGCCTTATTACTCTGGTCATGCTGCGTGACCATTGTGCTTACGAAGAAGCCTGTGAAATTTTAGAAACTGGCGATGTCAACCTTGCTCGTATGGAACGGGAAGTTGATACTTTTTTTGATGAAAAAGCCACAATCGACACACCAGCCCTGCCGCTGGCAGGGCTGGTGATTCCCCCATACAGTTATTTAATTCAGGAATTATCTTCAAGTAACTTATATCGTGTACAATCTGAGATCTATTTATTTGAACGTAAATTAGATACCGCAGATTTGTATATTTGCACTGCCGGGGAAGATTACAAAAACAGAATTATTGTACCCTACTATGATCGCACTGGGAAGCTTATTTATTTCAATGGGCGATATATCGGTGCATCGACCAAAGTCAGTAAATACAGAGGCCCATCTAAAGAATGCGGAATTGGCAAAGGTGACGTTTTATATTTTCCAAGCTGGCCCACCAGTGGAAATAAAGTATATCTTACTGAAGGCGAATTCGATGCTATGTCTGTTATTAAATCAGGACTCAATGCGGGTGCATTCGGTGGCAAAGCTTTGAGTGAAGAGCAGGCTACGCTATTGCGGGGGTATTCTGTGGTGCTGTGTCTGGATAATGATCCCGCTGGAAAAACTGCATTACCGGTACTGGGAGATTTCCTATTGAGACAGGGATTTACAGACATTGGATTCATTCGTCCACCCAAACAATATAAAGATTGGAATGAAATGCTGCAAAAAACCAACCCACGGATGATTAATCTGTACATTACCCATAATGAGAAGCGGTATGATCCGTGGGCTGGCGAAAGTTTAAGATTTAAGGATCTTTAATTATTGCATAGATCCTCTGTGCTTTAACATGACAGCATAGGCAAATGGATCAACTCCTGGTGGAAGCTGACGACCCTTTAACTTTTGCATGATTTGAAAAGCACTCATTGTTTGCAAATCCTCTTTGGGCAAATCATTAAAATTCATAGCACCTTCTGATTGAAGATTGGGCGTTGAAACTCGATCTTGTGCCCATTCATTGAATTTCTTGACACCTTTCTTAGTGGAGGGCTTTTTCCCGCTTTTCTTAGCACTCTTTTTTTCAACCTTCTTTTTTTTGGATTTTGCCTTTTTCTTTTTCACGGGCGTGCCTTTTCTGGAATCTTTTTCTGGCATTTCTTTATAATGAGGCGAATCACCTTTTTTATACATGGACCATGCAAGAGCATAGGCGTTTTTACTCTTATCTCCAAATAGTTCAGGATGTTTTGATTGCATGGCTCTTACTGTACCGCTAAATCCAGGAGGAGCAACTTCTGACATCAATTCTTCATTGTTATCGTTCTCTTCTATCCATTCTACTAATGATTGAACCATATTTACCTCATTCTTTTAATGTATTTACTCTGCTAAGATATGAAAATTCCAAGCAAACATCAAGAATACTTCAAGGGCAAAGTGTGTACTGTATTTACCACTTCTATCAATAGAAATTTCAAGGATGAAAATCCCACAGATTATCCCAAGCAGCTTTACAATTATTTTGTTGGATTCATAGAAGATATTGATGAATCTGGTATATTAATTAGGCAGGCGGCAACTGGATTGAAAACCTATTTATTCATGCATAATATGGTAGCTATTGCTGAAGAACAGGTTGAAATATTGAGTCAAGAAGAAGTCGAAAAAATCGTTAAAGAAGAGCCGGGATACTCACAACCCGACGTTGCGGTACACACGCCAGACAATACGCCTTTTGTAAATATAGAAGGTCTTTCTAAACTTGCCGAACATGCTAAAGCCGCATTCGACAAATAATAACGCTTCTCTTGATATATAATTCCATACATTGAGGTGGGAAAAATGCTTGATTATTATGACACTTCCTTTTTGGACTTTTATGCACATCGAGAGCCGGTATCGGTTTTAGAGCGTGATCTTCGCATTGAACAGCTAGCAATCGCTACTGGCGTGTTTGATGATACTTGGGATTTCTATGATCTCATGGAGATGGCTGCTACTTATACCGATAACAAGGGTCGTGAATATTGGAATGTTAATAAAGTTCCATTGTATATGGATGAGGACGATATTTACTATCTTCGTCAATTCCCAGTTCGTTATTGGAAACAAGCCTTGGCTAAGCGATACAACAATCTTTTGATTGCCAAACACTTGAATACCGATCATAAGAATAGAGCAAAAAAGGGTGGCCCGAAACCTATGAATGATTGGCTGTGGATGGCCATGCATAGTCCTAAGGGAAGAATGTTATTCTTTGTTGATACCCGTATAACCAGTTTATATGAAAAATTAACCAAACCTAAAGATATCGACAAGCTTCGTCGAATGAATAAAGATCAAAGAGGTGAGTATGAGCATGGCGGCGGAGGATTTTGGCATCACACATTTGATAATCCAAAATTCTTGAATCTACAACGAGCAATGGACGAAATGCAGCACAGAAAAGCTCATCCGGCTGATGAAGCGGCTAAACGTGCAGAAGAAGCAGAGCAAAAAGACACAAAAACGGACTCCAAGCGAACCAATAAAGTTTGGTTGACAGAAGACTTTGTAGGAGTGGGCGAAGCCACGGCCGAAGAGCGATTGCATCATTGGCTTGATGGTATTCGACAAGGATGGCTTGGCCACCCACAACAAAATGACGAAGTGGAAATTAGAAAATTAACTTGGGGTGGTGGTGGTAAAAAAGAACAATTGGTCTATTCTCCATTGTGGCTTAATGAATGGGTGCCAACTTGGCAAAGAAAAATGAAGGCGGCTCTAGAAGCCATTCGTCCTCCACTACCACAATTTATCATTGATAAAATGCCAATAGACTTAGAGGGCAATAAGGTTGTTTGGAAGGCATTGGTGCCTTCCGACGAAAAGGTTGTTGTAGCTGCCAAAGACTACATACCTTTCTTACTGCCCGCTAGATCTATTGATCGTCAAGATGTCAAAAAGCACGACCAATATCATAGTGCTCACGATCAGGTCGAAGAGGCCATAAAAAACAAAGAGGGTGACAACAGTAAGCTGGTAACTTTAATCAATAAAATTAGAAGTGCCGAATTGCCAAACTATGTGGAAGAGGAAAAGCAGAAACTAAGAGATGAATTTGGCAAGTTAGCCCCAGAAGCGTTAGAAGAGCGATTGGACTCTTTGGCTTTGAATGAAGCGATTTTGTCGGTTAAATACTGGTTAAAAGAAAAGGGAATAAACATGGATACTCTATCTTCAGATAGAGTTCTTGAAAACGAACCTCTAAGAAATTCTCTTATTGAAAAATTGTCTGAATTCCTAGAACATGCCAAACAAAGAATGGCACATATTAAAGCTCATGCCACTCGGTACGATGTTTGGGATTGGGTACTTGGTGATCACAATAACGCATATGACGGCAATCAAAAAAGACATAAGAGATTATACAAAACCGTCACTTTTGGAGGGATATTCCCCAATCGTCAGCAAAAGGTGAAAACTATTTCTGATCCTGATGATTGGCGCAATGTTTTAGTGTATTACTTTGGACAAGCTAGAGAAATCAATGGTGTTCCTTATGTGCTTAAAGCTAATATTCCAAATGTAGAAACGTCCTCTAGTTTGCCCAATTCGGCTTACGAAAAAGGCGGAGCTATTTGGCAGGGCATTCACTACGCATTAAATAGTGATGTAGTGATGAAGCATGTACCAGAATGGCAAACATTAAGTCACCATAAGCGTGATCTGTTTCAAGTTATCAATGAATGGATGATGTGGCAAACTGGAGAAGCCGCCTTCCGAGATTTCATGGATGCCTACAATGAAGATGACGTTGAGCGCATGGAACAAATGGGCAAATTGTTGTTCAAGAGAATTAGAACTAAATCACAAAACTTTGTTATTAGCTTGTTCCAATTGGATATCCTTGGTCGTGGCACAGTCAGAACACGTTCTGGCCATAAAGCTGACGCACAATTGTCTGTGGTGGAAGAATTGGGTCAATTCTTAAAAGCACAGAAGCAAACATTGGAAGATTTAGCCAAAGACTTACAGCCCCAACATCAACATAGAGTACAACGACCAATGTCATTAGGAGCCTCAGGTATTCCTGGACATAGTATCGATGCAATCAAGGCACAATTGAAGGCTGTTGAAATCGCTCGTAAGCAGACAGATCTTGGACCGGCTTTTGAACGATTAGCCTCGGGTATGGCTAAGGATCTATTATTGGCAACAATGGTCAACATCTATATTTCCAAAATGAGCGATTCTGGAAAGAAGATCAATCGAGATTACACCTACGAAGATGCGGAAACATACGCACGACAAGTATTAGGTCTCGATGCAGAGGATGCAGCACAAGACGATAGTGGTTATGAATCTCAAAAGAAAGAGTTCTTCCAAAAGATGGAAACTGTTATTACACAGTGGGATATGGAAAAGACTCAACCCAAAGATGTGGTGCATGATCTAGGTCCGGGTGGAGACATGACGGTAAATCTCATTTATCAATTAGAGCAATTGAACAACAATGATCGAGAACAACAAGCATCTCGCTTGCTTGATACTTTAGAAAATTCATTGTCTAATCAAACAGATCTAGGCCAAAAAGCACACGCTGCTGGCACTGATCCCGAAATGGCACGCATTGCTATTGAATTCGTGTTGTATTATTTTAATAGACACGAAGGAGTAGCATCTGCTCCACAAGACCCACAAGCAGTACGGCCATCTCAAGGATTTACAGCACAACAAGAATCAGCAATGTTGCAGGCTTACATGAGAGAACTGTTTGGTGGCCAAGATCCGCCCCCAGCAGGACCGATACAGGTGCCAGATTCAACCATTCACATGATCATACATGGAGATGGTGGAAGACAAATCTATGATCGGTTAAATGATTATTCGCATCCAACTACCGGTGAGCACCCCCATATTGGATTTGGCCCAGGACAGAGTATTAATCTCACTCATCATCCTAGATTTTTAGAATTAGCCAAAGCAATTGTAGATGCCGTAAACGCCAAGACTCATCAAACGGGTGTAGATATAGGTGGTCAATCAAACATTCCCAGCGGTATGAGTGGTGGATTTTAGTAAATTTTTATAGAAAGCAATCTTTTCAGGCAACGGTAATTTGTTGCTTTGTGCCAACGATTGTTCCAATAACATACGCTGTACATTGCTCATAGTCCATTTTCTAGACTCTTGTTGTTCTTCTGCTCTAGATTTAATGTATTCATATGCATGGGTTCTATCCATGCCTTGAAGTTCAGCATATTTTCTTACTAGCGCACCAGTGTCATCATATTTGCCTCCAGTGGCACGATATAAAACATCTTTAACTGATCTAATATCTTGTAAATCTACGCCTTGTCGATGAAGATGTATGAGGGTTGTCTCTAAGTCTTCTGGTGACAAGTGCCGCTTTAACAATAAATCCGATCCAGACTTGCGTAATATTTTATTGAACACTGGATCTGATGCCTTATCTGCTTCTCCTGTACCACGGGGGCGACCTTTTTTACGTGGAACTTTTGGCGACTCTACTTCATCCGCTCCATATTTTGGTTCCCAAGGATTAAAATCGGTGGCTGCTTGGACACCCAATATGGCGTCTCCTCTATGATTAGTGGGCAAATCTCTAATGCGAGATGCTCTCGATTCTTCACCTTCTCCTGGCAACGGCTCAGCTTCAGATTCATCCTCAAATGGATTATCTGATGGCTCATGCTGGGCCTCTGGCTCATGCTGGGCCTCTGGCTCATGCTGGGCCTCTGGCTCATGCTGGGCCTCTGGCTCATGCTGGGCCTCTGGCTCATGCTGGGCCTCTGGCTCATGCTGGGCCTCTGGTTCATGCTGGGCCTCTGGTTCATGCTGGGCCTCTGGTTCATGCTGGGCCTCTGGTTCATGCTGTGGAGGCGGAAGTGGAGTTGGAGCATGAGACACTTCTGGCTCGGGGTGTATAGGAGCATTTCGATCTATGGCTCCCATGCCTGTTGGTTTATCTACTTGTGTTTCTGGAGCCTTTGCAGATATAGAAGCATTTGTATTGGCGTGCTTCTTGCCCAAGTCGTACATCTGATTTGTGTAATAATTAATAGTGGCCGCTAAATCAGTTTTGAATTTTATAAAATACGATTGAATCGCATCTGGTAAACTTTGCACAGATGTAGCTTCTGCAAAAAACTCATTCACTGCTTGCTCAATACCTTCTTGAATCTCAATGTATTCTCTAAGAGTAATCCTTTTATTAATGCTCTCGTAGACACCTGCTACGTGCTTCCAATCGGGATTGGTTGGATGATCTCCATACCAAAGTTTACGTAAGAAACCTCTCATTCCATGTTTGAACCAAGGCAAAGACCCTTGAATGGCTTTTTGTGCTGGTGTAGCCCCCGCAACCTGTGTCGCAAGTTGTCCAGTAGCAGTCTTGGGTTCTAAGGCCAATAATGCTTTTTCTAATTGATCTACAAGCCCTTGCGACTGACGATTAAGATTTATGAAAAGGTCTTCCTTTTCCTTCTCTAATTGCGTCATTTGCTCTTTAGTTGCTTCAGCCATATTAATATTCCTCAATAATTCCTTATGGAATATATATCTGGCATTGGTCAAAATATCACCTACGATCAGGCATGTATTCGCCAATCTTCTTCAAAGACATGAGGCAAGAATCAAAACGGTGAAATTCACTGCTTAGATATTCCATAGTGCGTTCTTCGAATTCACGACTACCTTGTTCTTCAACTTCAAAAACAATAGCCTTGCCTCTACGGCCTATAACCTTATAACCATGCATCATTAAATATGCGCCAGCACCTAGATCGCTAATTTCACGTTGCACTGCCTTTTCGATGGGTTTCATTTCCATGATTTGCCTTTCATTCAAAACGCCCTCCCCGCCCACGGGCGGGGAGGGCTTTGTTTACTTACTTATATAAAGCCAATTTCTTCAACATGTGAACTTCCACCCTCAAAGTAAGAAGATTACCATTTAGGCTGTTCATTTGTCTTTCTAATGAAGTAATTAGCTCATCAATTATTTCAAAACTATTCTTATTTCTTTTCAATCCTGCCAGGATCTTTGTTTCTGCTAATCCTGCATTTGCATCAAATTCTGCCACCTCTTCCAACAAACAAGGAGGAGTGCGATTAGTCGAAATCGATTTCGCAGGGATGCCTGCATAATTACAAGCACATTTACTGTGTTCCTCTCGAACATCCAGCATGGCATTGTGGTCAATATCCCCGGATGCAGCCTTGTCCATCTTTTCCATTGTATCTTTTACTTTGGTCCAGAATTCTGGCTGTAAATCACAAATTGCTGCGGATCGCTCGGCAGCCATTTCTAATCTTCTTTCTGTGTCATGATCCCAGAGTAAAACTGGGTCTTTGTGAAAGTATTCACAACCTACAAAGCGGATATTTCCAACATCATCCTTTACTTTATATCTGATACCACTACACGGTGGCCTGAAGTTTGATTGTCTGACTTCTTCGTAGATGTCATAAATCTTACCTTCTGTAAAGTTAGGGATGGGATTAAGTGGGCAGTCTTCGCTGCCGCTAGGCAATGCGGGAAAATACCTCTCCCGCTTGATTACATGTAGTTCTTCCATTTTAGTCCTTTGGTAAAAACACTAACCTTCTGCTCATATCTAAGCAGCTTATTAATTATTTTTACCCTTTATCTGCGGCTTCTGCGGCCACAAGACAACCTCTTGCCACACTATAAAGAGGATCAGCAGGACGAATAATCTTCCCAACCTGTATAGGAAGGTTGGCTTTTTGAACTACATCTGTGAACAAAACATCGAATCCATTTGGCAAACTACTGCCACCAGCCACAACAATATCTACAGCTTGAGTAGCATGTACTTTATTGCCCATGCTTTCCAAACCTTTTTTGATTCCTGATACAGTTTTCTGCATCATAATCTCATATTGTGACTTTATAGCTCGTTGCACAAGAGAATCGGGATCTACTAGCAAATCGGTTTTAAGTTTTTCTTGATTGATAAAGGCAGGAGTCTCACCCGTAGCTTTTGCAGCCATTTTATCAATCCAGTCCCCGGAGTTAACCAAAGCAAAATCAAATACCGGAGCCCCATAAATAGAATAGCAAAGATTAACCATACCTGCACCAAAACTTATACCAATGCCGGTGAAAGCTTTATCCGCAAGTTCCGCATACACAAGAGCCAGACCTTCATTGATTGGATATGCCTTTACTTTATTTCCATTCTTATCTTTGTATCCTTTGAATATGGCTTCTAAAACCTTGGAGTGGTAATCAGCATCAGTCTCTTCGTTGATGGCGTTAGCTGGCACGCTGTAATAAAGGGTTTCTCCGTCCTGAACGGTATCGCCTAATAATCCATACATCATAATGCTCATAATCTGCTGAGCATTCTTTTCTTTTGGATTCAAACACCCTTGCGACATCGGTCTGCGAAGTTCAAGCTGGCTCATGGTGTAAGCCATATTGACGGCCGCTTCACCCAATGCATAAGCTACTCCCGCCTCTTTTCTCTCGATAAGCGGTACGCCCACCTGCTTCATCATATTGAAGACAAATGGTTTGTCTAAAGAAATCTTCAAGAAAGCATTCACCTCACGCTTGTGTATGAAATTGCCAGTTAAATCCCTACGACAACACACTAGGTTATATGTCCCACAATCAAAACTTATACTCATAATTCTCTCCTTTAATCATCTTTTCCAAATGCAATTCGTTCATTTGTTCCAAAATCTGGAATAGCCCAATCTACACTATCTTTATCATCGTCAATCACAGATACTTTTTCACTGTTGGACCGAGCTTTTGCAGATACATTTAGTCCATCTGCACTAATATTTAAGTCTAAAGTTAAATGAATTTCTACTGTGGCTTGACCATTTGATGTAACAATTTGTGTTGGAGCCTGTAATATACGCATGCTTTATCTATTGCCTAACGCTTGGATTCCACCGGCCAACGAGCAAACATCCTACGAATACCATCTTTAATTTCCTCAGATGTCAATTCGGTAAGACATGGCTTAACGAAATCTTTTGTTTTTGGGCATCTTTCATATGCGTAACAAGGACCACATGGCCAATCTCCGTTGTCTCGATGCTTTTGTACTAATTCAAAATCAAAATATTTTCCATACACCTTACCATCTGCCCAAGTGAAAATTCCCGTTAATGGTTTTTTCATTCCGCCTGCTAAATGGAAATGACTGGTGTCTACTGTTACCATGTAGTCTATGGCATTGACTACTCCCATCCATGATGTGATATCTAAATCACATAAGGTTGGAATTTGTTCTAATCCCTCAATGGGTTGTGTGTGAATAGCAAAAACAAATACATCTTGTTCCCGTATAGCCTCCAATGCTGCCTGCATCTGTGTTAAGTCTAAATTCTTATTGGACATAACAGATCTAGGACAAAAGGCTAGTTTGGGCTTTGTCGATCCACCGCACAGTTTATCTAATGTGTTTTTACCATTTATCATGGTGCTTTCACTTAGATTAAAATGCATATTATGCGTGGTCAATGTAAAGCCACAAGCAGAAGCAAAAATGTCACTACGATGATCTTCTGATCGAGGAGCCATTATTGATTCATAACGACTGGCAGAATGAGATAAATCATAAACCGCACCATAGCCATCATAATCTGTATGAATATTAACAAATTCATCAATTGCAGGATGATCTGCTAAAATGACATATCGTTCCTTTTCGCTAGCACAAGATAAAATCAATTTTCCATTTGGCAACAATCGTTTAATGTCGTCTAGTATCATTCGTAACATTAAATAATCACCAAGACCACCGCTCGCATATATAATGCATATTTGGTTTCTTTGATCATAAAATTGCTGAAGTCCTAATGGGAGAGCCTTTGCTTTATTTGAAACTATTCGCATAAAATAATATAGTGTATCAAGAAAAAGAACCCCCGCAGCTAGCTGCGGGGGTTCTTAAACTGTCTTTAATTATCTATATGTTTAGACAATATTTGCAATACGATTGTCGGGCTCGATGCTGAAGGTAATCTTGACGTTTACCGTGCCGCTTCCACCATTTCCATTTGTAAAGGTGATGGATGTCCAATTGATGTCGCCCGGCTCAAAAATGGTAGTAGCAGAATTAGAAACCGATCCTGCTGATACTGTGCTTCCATTAATCTTATAGGTAACGCCAGTGCCGTCTGCCAACATTTGTAAGAACTTAGCAATTCCGCCATACTTTCCAAGGAAATCAACGGTTTGAGGAGTTCCAGCAACTACTGCAACATTCAATGAAGTAGTGGCCATATTGTCGGTAACATCGCTCCAAGCTCCACCATCATAATCCATAGCGCCTGGATCATAAACTGCACCTGCGGTATACGCTGCAAAATACAAGAAATCCTGTCCTGGCAATGCCTTGCCGCCCTGGGCAGTGCTAACATAGCGTAGCCAATAATTGTTTCCCGTGAAGCTCTGGCCGTCCCGTAGCAAATAATTTTGCTTATCTGGACCCATAATATAAACGGTTCTTTGATTACTGGTGGCGTTGATCTGGCCTGTGGTCATAGATACGTCCATTTGACCTTGTACGCCTGTTTGATTTAATCTAACTGTAAACTTACTCATTGTGTCTCCCAAATATAAGAGATTGTCTTTTGGTTCAAATCTTCATAATTATCTATGCATGATCATCTAAAATTCACATTCTTTTGGAAAAACTCGTAAAAAGCTTGCTTTAGTCTTAGGAAGATCGGATTCAACAATTAATTTCCACACTGCTTTTTGATCATCCAAATATCGCACATATGCGACTTCATTTTTATCAAATTCTGATTCGACAATCAATCGTTCATATTTTTCTTTAAGGTGCTCTAGTCCAACTCGACAACAAATATAAATTTGAATGCCTGGAAGGTCTTCTTCAATAGCTTGGCGTATGTGTAGAAGTTGATCGATATATTCATCATTCGGACCTACATAGTGTATACAATATCTGTCTTTTACTTTTACGTATTGAGCAAATGGTAATGTCATGCAATCACCTGAAGAAAAACAATGTTTAGAGACATGGGGTGCTTTTTTCGGACAATTTGGAGCACCAGATCCCTATACTAAGATAGTGCTTGAAGTGTTTTTTGAGGAGCTATATGGGACAAGACATCAAGAAGCTGTATCTATATCTGGCGAGACGGGACAAGAAGGGAGTGGAGATACTGACGATCTTACACGGTCCAGCAGTGCCACCAACTAGAGTAGCCGATGTAGAACGATTGGGTTTGCCTCGCAACTTAACAGAACAGTTAAAACAATCTATTCACGATGACCGTATGTATTGGGAACCTTGGATAGAAGCCGCTGACTCATATGCAGATTTGGTAGCTACGTTGAAAAACAGGGGTTATTCCAATGTGCCTGTTACTTCATTTGTGAGACATTTCACTAGTTCAGAGAGCACTTCACACAACATACAAGTTTCTAATGTGACTACACATTCCAGTCAAATGTTGTCTCAAAGAATTCCTCAGCGAAAGACAATGCTTAGATGAATCATGACTTCTTTACATAACAGCGATGAATGTAAAATGTACCCGTAGATACTTCTACAAGAAAGTGCTTGTTATCTACATCGATAACTGTACCACCCTTTTCAGAAAAATCTTTGACCAAGGTATCCACTTCACCTTCTTCTGCTCTGATTTTTAATAGAAGTCGTTTAGCTGACAATTTTGATTCTATGACTAATCCCACGCCACTTTTGTGCCAATTGTTGCCTTGATTAAGATTGCTCTTTTCTTGAGAACGCATCCATTTCTTAAAGTTGTCTAGCGAAAGATAATCATCTGAGTTATGCATTATAATTCTTCCTCTTCTGTGAAGAAGGAGTGTATTTCTGTTTCTGAAATATATCTAGCATAATTATACACAATTCCGCTAGAACAGTTTGCAATTTGTACTCCACTTTTTTCCAACCAATATAAATTACCATCAATGATACGGTGTGAAACACATTGCTGCGGATAGCACCAAAGAGTCTCATTAATGGGCACGGCTCCTGGTCGCATTCCTTCAAATAAGTTATCACAACATAGAAGTAACAGTCTTTTTACATGGAATTTATAGACTAGGCCAATAGCTGCACAAATGGGGTTTCTATAATCATCTATAAAATATTGAGGATCGGTTTTCGGGCCAGCATAATATTCGCTCGGTGAAGGACTATATGTGGCAATATTACCTCTATATCCATCTAAAAATTCTGGCTTTGTTCTTAAAGAAGCAATGCATTGTGGATAATAGGAATGCTGTCTTGGAAGATAGTGCAAACATTCAGTGTATGGGTTGTTCACCACATAACATGACATAATCCTACGAAGTTCGGGTGGGGTATTTTTTTGCATTAGTTTCCACTTAGCTAATGCTCCATTTACACCTATGATAACAATATTGTTTGGTAGGCTAGCCAATAATTTATGTTTGTTTTCAAAGTCGTAGCCATCAGAAACAATAACGGCATCATTGTATTCTAATATCTCTCCATCTATGCCAATCACATCTCGTTTGCCATTGATTAATTCATTGGACAGAAATGTATGACAATCACCATCTGAAACTAATCGATTAATATCAATAGCTTTGACATATGGCTTAGTAAAATCTCTTATCCACAATCCGTCTTCGGTTCGCAGATAGTGATTTTTGTTGGCGTGTTTATTGATGATCATTTTCTACCGCAAGGCACTAGAGCGAAACAGTTTTCGCCGTTTTCACCTGTTATATTATCCATAGTAAGTTGGATGGGAATTGGGCTTCCTTTATAAACAAGTGGCACTTCTAGATTTTCCGGCACCATAAGTGGAATATAGCTTGGTAAATTATGTAACAATTCAATAGATTTTGGTACGCCTGTTACTTGAATCGTGGCAGGAATACCCGATGCATCTAAGAAAATGATCGATGGAAAGTGTGCTGGCACTTCTAACCTAATGGCCAAAGGAACATCGCTGGCATCCAATTTTATTGCTTTTGGAACATTGTCAGCTATTAATTCAATCGTATTAGGTAGGTTGACATCACTTTTAATTCGAATTTGTGTTGGTAATGGTTTGATCGGACCTTCAATTCTAATTGGTTTATCATGATCGGCAATTTTAATATCTGGTATTTTGGGTACTCTTAGTTTGATTTCCGTTGGTAAATCATGTACCATTTGCACGTGCGGTAAGTTAACTGGTGCAATGATTTTAATTTCTGACGGTATTCCAAGATCATTACCCTCAAAACTAGGAGATAACATGTTGTAATTAAAGCTGTCTTCGAATCGTTCATTCAGTATCGGTCCAGTAAATGGTGATGCTTGAGTGGTGGATGTGGGGCATCTGACAATTACTACGCAGCTTACGAGCGGCGGTGCGGACCATGTAACCACTACGGACGGAGGAGTGTTCCAGTTTACATCAACGGTAAAACTTGCAGTGGGTGCATTGCCCCAATTCACTGTGATTATTGATGGGATGTTGCAACAGCCAAGTATCGAAATAATCGATGGAATCGTACAACCAACTATACTAATTGTAGTTGGTATGTTTTGAATCAATGAAATAATAGATGGCAACACTCCTATCAAACTAATTGTGTGTGGAATATCATCTCTTACACTTATGATTGATGGCACTGTGTTTAACACGTTGATGATGGAGGGCAGTGTGCCTACTAAACTGATAATGTGCGGAATATCGTCTCTTACACTTATGATTGACGGCACCGTGTTTATTACATCGATAATTGATGGTATAGTGCCCACCAAACTGATTATTGATGGTATGCTGCAACCCACCAAACTAATTATTGATGGTATGCTACCCTGTAAACTAATCGTATGAGGTATGTCATCAATTACACTAATGATGGACGGTATGGTGCCAACTAAACTGATAATTGACGGTATGGTGCCAACCAAATTAATGGTTGACGGTATTACTCCAATCAAACTAATGGTGGATGGTATGGTGCCTACCAAAGCAATAGTTGATGGTATATTACAAACCACACTGATTAATGACGGCAAACAATTGAGCAGAGAGATAACCGATGGAATCGTAGGTTCAATTCTGATTACCGATGGAATACCCACCACACTAATAATAGATGGAATGGCCGGAACCAATGAAATAATGCTTGGAATAGCTGGTGATAATTGTATGGAAATTACCGAGGGTATAGCAGGTTGTATTGTAATAATGCTTGGAACTTGACATCCTACCAATGAAATGTTTGCAAACGATGGTACGATCAATGAGATATTGGCTATACTAGGAACTATTAATTGTATTGTGCTTGGAACAATTGTGATAACGCTAGGGATGTTTATGTATATTGAAATATACGGCATGCTGGGTATGTTGATATACACACTTGGGAAAGTAATGCTGGGTATATCAAGACATGGAAATACAAATTGTGGTAATGTAAAATCTGTAGATACATTACAGTTTGCACAAGACAGTCTTGGAATTTCTGGAGTATCGCAAATAGGAATTTCAAATGGCGGAGGAATTTCAGTTGGCGGAGGAGTTGTAGGTACTGTTCTTTCCGAAGGAGTGACTACCACCGTGCAACTATTATTGCTTACTGTAACTACCGGATCGGGACTGGTATTAGGTGGATACGTATGACTGCCAATTAAATCGGCTGTAGTTGTACCATCTCCAAAGTCTAAAATAAAACTGTTAAACGTTCCTGTGACAATAATTTCATATTGAATAGTCACGCCCTTTAGAGAATCTTCAGTGGTGACAATATCAAAGGATACTATTGCGCATCGATGGTCATCTGGAATGTCTGGTTCTGTTTCTAATTCTGAAAGAACCACCGCTTCTTCTAAAATATAATCTTGAGTTAATGTAATAGCATCCACTAATTGATTGTGATGTTCGGCAATGATGAATCCTCGCACCCAAGTTTTAGCCGAATTAAATTTAGTTTGTTCTCCTCCTATGTTTCTTGCACACCTTTTTAGACGATAAACCTTTCCATCAGAATTTTTATCTACGGCATCATAATAAAGCATTTCGCCTTCAATTGTAGCAAAGCCGTTGTCTGGCCATATTTCCGGCTCATCAGCGTTTACAGGAGTGATTTCCAATTCTTGGGACCAAGCATTGTTATCACTGGCTAGTCGAGATTCCGTAGTATTATACACTAGAAACAGATTGCGATCTGAGTCAATTGCCCAGGGGTAAACTGGTTGTGGGGGGAATCCTATTGCCATTTTTTCCTTATGCGTTACAAATGGGTTGCCAGTATATCAATATATACCCATGACGAACTGATCTCCGGTGGGTCTGCTAACCATACTACTGAATGTTAAATTTTGACCATTGAATTTAATAAATGCATTGACACTGTAATCAAAGCTTAAATATGCTACATATCCTCCATCTGAAGCTGCAAGTAAAGTGTTAGCCGCACTATCAAATCCTACTACTGATGTATCTTGTACAGATCGATAGGCCACACTACTTAAAGATGGACCCCCTGTTTCCCAAACACCAGTTGTATCATTATATGCTGATATACTGCCCGAATTATTAAAGAAAAATACGCCATTATACAATGGCACTAACTGACCCTCAACCTTAGCAGATCCAGCCATATCTGGCATTTTAGTAATAGACACCAATTCATCGCCTATCACGCTATTGGTTTTATAGAAATTATTTAACTGAAAATATGGATCAACTGCGCCATTTCTAATAAAATATCCAGAACCGCCCTTCCAGCATCCTCTGTATACAGCAAAATAACCATTTAGCGGCACTGTACCCAATCCATAATCAGATATGTGTTCCATGAGATCATCCGCCCCATTGATATATGTTTGATCACTATCTGTAGTATAGGTAACAGATGATTTAGGTAATACTCCAAAGTTTTGATCGGAAGGATTATGACCAGCAGGAATAGAACCAGTAGGCATAGACCCAAACAAAAAGTAACTGATAGTTGATGAATTAAGGCAAAGCCAATTCCAATATTTAGTAGGGAAGGATACTGGCGATGTATAAGAATCTGTAAATCCTATATATTCAGCAATTCCTATTGATTGAGAACTAGCAGGATTGTTGCCGCCTTGCGACCAATACATTCTCATTAATCCTGATTGTCCTGAAGATGTGGTTGTTTTGGGAGTCACAGCCACATTTCTGTTAAATTCTCTCTTGGCTTGAGTTTCATTATTGCTACCTGTTAAGAAACTATCATCTTGTGTAACAGCTAGTGTTCCCGGTTGTATTTTGAACGTTTCGCTAATTAAACCAAATTCATGTGCTCTTTTTGTTACGGACGTGGATTTTGTCCATAACCACAAGTTTACATCTTCTACGATATCTATGGCATTTTGATAATGCGTAATTCTGAATGCTCCAAATTCAGTATTGGTCCGCAATTTGATGTCATATAATCCACCAATACTATACATGGCTTTGGTGACGGAGGATTGTGAATGAGTAAGATCATCTCCCAAAGACCACACGTATTCAAGAATCGGATCATAGGGCGTATCTGAACCATCTAACAGTTCTCCGCCATAGGATTGTGAGGGGCTCGATCCGGGTATTTTTCCAGATGGTACTTCTAATGTAATTACTGTATTGATCGGGCTTCGTATAACAGGAATGGTGCTAATGGCTGGAACCACACCAATAATACTAATTATAGCTTCCCGTGGAGCTTCCAATCTCGGGTTAACCATATCAGTAAATATCACGCTCGCTACACCATAAGCATTTTGCACTGTTAATCCTATGTCACATTTCCCTGCATCATCATAAGTTTTTACATAAGTCTTTTTAACATAGGTTTCTGGAGATTCTATAAAATCGTATACGTTAAGGATATTCACTCCCGCAGCTACCGATATTACGCTAATGGTGGGATCAGTAATAGATATGGTTTGTATTACCGATGCCACTGATACATTTGTGTCTCCAAAATTCCACGTAAACAAAACCTCTCCTGTACCCAATCGCATACACTCGTCTTTGAATTGAAAGTCTATGGGCACCAATCCAACAGTTGATCCCATAATTCTAAACCATGCTTTAGGCGTAAACACTAGTTTTGTTAGAAAATTAAGACGACCTGTTATTGTATCTCCAAAAGGTACAGTATCAATTTTGCCGCTTACTCCCATAAAAGTCTCAATAGCTATCAGGGCATCTTTAAGAGAATTATGGTGCTGCGCTATTACATTAAGAGTCACATGGGTTATGTTTTTAGATTTTGCATAATCTTTTTGAGAAAATTCTGGAAGTATTATAAGTCCATCAAACGAATAATCTGTTTTGCTACTGTAAAAGAAACTTAGTGCTCGTAAATTAACATCACTACACTGCTCTGTCAGAGTGATAATTCCAGTGGATGGAAACTTACTCATCATCCCAACCTCTCCCGTAACATAAATGCTGGTTTGACCCGGAAGATAGTCTTCTGCCAATGTGACTCGTAAAGCATCATGAACCGCATAGAGATTGGTGTCTGAATCTAAAACTGCGGGATAAGTGCTGGCTATTGGAATGGTCATTGGGTTTCCTTTATAAAATTTCAAGAGATTTGTCGGGAGACAAGAACGATCTTTGTGTACTCTGATCTGCAAATACCAAAATCAATGTGGGAGCATACGTTCCCGGAGATGCATATGTATGCGTGGTTACATGTACGTCAGGATCTAAATCATTATCTTTATCTCCATCTGCGAATATCCAATACCTTTCAGTAATGTTTCCATCTGTTTGATCTACAAATTGGAATTCTGTAGCTTCACATAATGGATCTACGGTGATTCTTCGCTCTGCGGCTGTTTCCTCTGAATACCACGGGCCAGTTGTGCTGGCGTTAATTGGCACAATGTAGAAAAATGGTGTAATAATATTTTCAGAAACCGTAATATAATTATCTTTAGTGGCTGATCCTTGCCCTCCAGTAGAGGTAATAATGTTTAAGCTAACACTAAACACGCCCTCAGTAGCGTATGTGTGAATAGGATTGGGATCGGTGTCTACTCCACCATCGCCAAAATCCCAAAAAGTACGCAAGACATCACCATCAGAAAAGCTTTGAAATCTTACTGTTAATGGTGGTTTGCCTTGTCTGGGATAAGCAAGAAACGCCGCTCTCGGTGTCAAAAATCTTACTTCTTGATTATGCAAATTATCATTAAATGACCCAATGGCAGGATTGCTTCTTGTGCCAAGATAAGTTTCCATATTCAATAGGGCATCTTTAACAGCATTGTGATGTTCTGCCATGACAGCATTGCTAACATAAGCATTAGATGCCCACTGCGTTTGAACCGAACCCGCAAATCCCCTCAATAGACTAGAAAACGTTGTCTCGGTACGGCTGCCATAATAAATCAATTCAGCATTTCCAGCTTCTCCGGGTTTGGGTCCAATTCGTAATAAGCCTTTTGGAGGAAAAGCAGATGCGTCTTCGACTGCGATTCTAGTGGCGGAAAATGGCAATCCTCTTGCCAATGTGGTTTCTGCTTTATTTCTTACTTCATAAAGAGATTCACGATCATCAACAGCATTGGGGAATACTGATATGTCACCGGACACGTATCCTGAATCCAAACTTGATATTCTATCGGCCATGTTCCTCCAGTGATTCGTTATATAGTTGCATTTTTTCTGGTATCTGATGCTTTACAGCTAACATCAATTGTTGTTTTTGAGCTTCCAACATATCTAGTATTTCTTTTTTGATTGGCACATCATCTTTTATAGACAAAATCGTCTTAACCAACTCTAGTTCAAGCGGTTGATTCAAAAGTGTCCTAAGATACACTTCTTGGGTAAGCTTCTCATTCCAATAGGCGGTTTGCGAAGGCAGGTCGTCATAAGGCTTTAACTCTTCTTCTGCTGATATTGCATTAAAAGCTTGCGCAAAAAAACTTGCTTCTTCCCTGGCATCTTTCAATTTATTGTTGATTTCAACGACTGATTGTTCAATAGACTGCTTTTGCCGTTCTTTTTTTCTCAAATGAAGGGCTCGTTCTCTAGTATTTAGCTCATTACTATCCAATTCTATTGATTGGATTCGTTCCATTTCAATGTTCATCAACTCTATGTCGTCTGCTAAATCTTCTAGTTTAGATTGCATAGCCATAATTGATTGTTGGCGAGCCCGAAGCTCTCGAATACAACACCACATTTTACTTTGACGAGTATACTCTTTACCTACTACAAAATATTTAAGTTGAAAATAGCTGTGTCTATTAACAATCTCCCTATCCAAAATGTGTGCTATTTGGGTATCCAAGGTTTCACTTGACATCGTGCGTCCTTTTTGTTAAAGTCTATATGATTATTAAAGTACGAGGTGTATAAATATGAGCTATTTGAATGGAAAACATTGTTATTTGGGGGGACCGATTGAGAACGATTCCGGTCCCGATTGGCGTCCTGCTATCAAAGAAGTGCTGCTAAATCGATTTGGAATTGAGGTTTTTGATCCTGCTTGCGATCCCAAACAGCAATTTGTGCCTGAAATGTTGGCTGCAAGAAACGCTTGTGATTTCAAAACCATGCGAAAGCATGCAAAGCAATTTGTTCGTAAAGACCTATGCGTTGTTGATAGGTCCGATTTCATTATTACACGACTTCCGAAGGGCGTTCCCACAACTGGCAGCATCCATGAAATTATTGACGCCAATGATCGTAAAAAGCCTGTTTTATTGGTGTGTCCAGAAGGCAAACAACATCTGCCGTTCTGGCTATATGGATTTGTACGGCTCAAATACATGTTTGGTTCATTTGATGAATTATATGCGTATTTGGATAAAGTACATCATGGCAAGTGTAAAAAAGATGATCGTTGGGCATTTGTATACGGACTAATCTAAATCATTTTTGCGCCCAGAATTCCTTTGAATTTACAGCCTTTTTTATTAGCATCTAATGCCCACAATAACTTTTCTATTTCTAATGGGTTATCTCCAAAATTGCCCACTAGCTTAAACGCTTTTTGATGAATAAAAATGCCATTAAGAGGAGCCTCGTCAAAAGATATGTGGAGTTTAATTGGTTTGCCGTCTCGGTCATAATCTACGACGATGGGGTAGAGTATGTCTAAATCATTTTCAATAAATCTAGAATATTTCCATTCCATTCCTCGTCGAACAATTGTGCCTTCTACGATAATCAAATTCCATTCTTTATGACCTTTAGCCATTCCTTTGTTGATTAAGGAGGTAAATGTAGTGCCGCCTCTAAAGGTAGGGCATATTTCATTCATCTCCTTCAAATCTTCCGTTGTGGCATCTTTACCAGTGGCACAGACGCAGGGAATGTTCAAATAGCGATTCCTAATTGAATTCATTGTTGATTTCAATCTTCCGACATCATGATCTGGAGAAAGAATCACGAACCCGAAGTTCATGGGTTTAGTTTGATACATTTATTGTTCTCTTAACTTGCTGCAATATCGTAATCGATTCTAATTCTATCATTAGCCGAAAGCACTCTAGAAAATTGAAATTGGTTGGTGCTAGAACCGCTGGCATAACTAAATGCTGTGAGTTGCCAAGTGCCAATGCCATTATAAGGCGGGACATAAACATAAGTGCCTTTATCTGCTTCGCTAATTTTGACACCATTCACGTAAACCTTTAGGGAGGTATCTAAGAAGGTGCCTCGTCCTGTGACATATGTTTGATAATCTGGACTAATAATACTATACGGAGTGGGATTTTCATCATAGATGTGAATATGTGCTAATTCCGGTGGGAAATTCATGTGAGCTTGCACTGTTTGATTACCTGTCGTGCCGCCCAACAACCACTGTACCGTAGAGGATGGTTCTATATTAATAGTTCCATTGTCACATATAATGCTTGTTGTAGAAATGGTGGAAATATAAGGACCAGTTGTAAAACGAAATTGTATAAAATTGGCATCAGGTGCTATGGTGCTTAGCTTGGTACGCTCATCATATAACATACGAATATAAGAGATGCCGCCACCATCCACCCCATCATTATGCAAAGCAATGTTGTGTAATGCGGCATCTATTGATCCAGGCTGAAACGTCCCATCCTCTTGAAGAGAAATGTCTAAACGATTATCGAGTGTGTTCCAACTGCCTCTTGCGGCAGATAATTCTGATGTATTAGTATCTGTGGCATCATTGACAAGTTCTAGTTTGGAGAACAAGGATGCCAATGGTCGATTATCTACACTAACATGATATGGATCTAATGCAGAATATTGAACGTCACTTAGGTTACCGATGTCTGGCATATTGCTCCTTTGATGGTTCTACTGACAGTGGATTGATTTATTTTAAGCGTTTTTGCTATTTCTTTTTGAGTGAGTCCAACTTGAGAAAGTTCAACAATGTGTCTTTTGACCTCCTCGCCCATTCTTGGTTTTGTGGGTTTGTATTGAATGCCGGTTATATGAGACCAGTGGCTTCCACTTAATATTAAACTAATATTGGCTTTTGCCGTTCTAAATTTTTTAGACAATTTTTCATGTGACCAACCTTGCTTATGCAGTTGTACTAATTGTTTAATTTTACTATTTGTAAATGTTGCTTGCGAATGCGTTTCACCAATCTGTGGTTTTTTATTATATGTTTCCATGTCTATTTTGTGTTTGAAACAATTCCATTCCACATATGGCTTTATGATATTTATGAAGTCAAAATATGATTTCAGCGGCACATATATAATTTGGTGTCCATCTTTAGCACGCACTTTCGATGTAATATTCAAATCTAATCTTAATCTCTCAGATAAAAATTCACATTCATCCCAAGTAAATCCCTGCGTATTCAACGTAATATTTCCATCTATTGAATTGGCATATCCATCGTCCATATGCCATACACAAAGAGTGAGTGGCGTAAGTTTTATATCGTGTGGTATGATTTTAACTCTTCGTTTGTTGCGATATGTATAATGACCATTACAATCTGTGGCATACCATTTATATGACATATCGGTTAAAATTGGATTGCGGTGTGTCGTAAATACATATCCTACATATTGAACAAATGCAGTTCGCACATTGCATGGTTGACGTAATTTGTTGTTTATTATTTTGTATTTTGATGATTTGCAATATATTGTCATGTTGCTGTAAGGCGTTAATTTGTTTATATGCCATTGCATATAATCTATTTTGTCTATTCCAAGTATGTCGAACTTACTTTGAGATTTTATCAAACTTCCATTGTGATTTGGCTTCCCGCTGTGCCCAATGGATGCATCTCCCAATAAAGAGCCATTGATGATTTCTATTTGTTCGCAAGTAAGAGGTGGCAATATTAGATATGGTTTCATATCATTATATAGTAACATATATGCAAATATTTTGCAACTTGCCATTAGATGAAGCTTTGCCTCCAACTCCATGTAATTTGCATTAAGCTGGTTTTTGTTAGGGTTGGAAATGTTACCATGCTGTAAAGCTGCCCATTTGCCATTTGTAAACCCATTTCACTTAAATCATACCCGTTGGCATCTTCAAATCCCATAACAGCTACAAAAATTACTTGAGAAACTATACTGTTATCAATAACCGGACTTACGTATAATTGTGCTCTAGTATTTCCAAACAGACTAGTACGGGTGCTATCAACAAATCGTTCGCTACCGGCATCCATGCCATTATCACCAAAGACCATAAATCGAATGTAATAATTATATCCATCTCCATATTGATTGGCCAAACTATAGGTCAATGCCATCTTGCCGCCGTCTAAAACAGTATTTCGAAAATAAGCTGTTTCTTTCGTGCCGTCTTTATATTCAATCGCTCGGATAATATTACCCTTTGTTTTAATGGGATCAATTATGTTCATCGCTCTCCTTCCATTGTATGGAATATGTAATATTTTCTTTCTGAGCAACCAAATTTGTAATTTGGTTTCCAGATTGATCGTTTGTCATATTTTGCGCCCATGCCCAAAATGCCATTGGCGTACTATTTACTGTAGTTAATTCAATAAGACTCTTGCCACGCCGGTCTAATTTATCACTTTGCCAATTGAGATCGCCAATGGGAAATTCGCCAAAGGTATGTACTGGGGTTGTTATCTTATCTGGTCTGTATACACTGAATAGTTTTCTATCATATTTATGTATGGTGAAAGAAACTGGTGTAGCGGTAGTTTTCCACGTGGATTGTGCCGGGCCTATCAATGTGATTGTGGTGCCAATAATGCTATCAATATTATAGTATTGACTGCCGATTACTATTAAGAAGTTTTCTTTGAAATTGTTGATTAAATCCTCGTACACAGGCGATCCTCCACTGCCATTATCAATAACCAAATATGATTCATAATCAACTGTTGTTGTTAAAGTAAGACCCTGATATACAAAAAATCCAATTTCATTATCTATTAATCTTCTATAGACAGTAATGGGATTACCTGAAGCATCGCCTCCAGAATATCCACTTACATAAAATTTAAGTAAAGAATCAGACACAAATCCAATAATTGGATATTGCGTTCCGCCATAAAGGGCATAATTTCCTTCACGCATTACACTTCTCAAATCCATACCGGTGATGTCATTTTCAACACATACTATTGTTCTTCCAGTTAATTTCCAATTGCCTGTAGAAGCAGCATATTCTGTTGTGCCACTAGCATTATGGATTACATAAGAAATAACGGGTGCGGCAATGGTCGGAGTAGAACCATCTAATATAATCGTGCCATCTGAAAGCATGTGATCAACAATATAAAATGGTCCACTTCCATTTAATTGAACACTCCACGCACTCCCCGATCTAATGTGTGATGGATTGTGTAAAACATCCCATTGTGTTTTAATGTTAAGGGACAGCAAGGTGTCTAAATGTGTGCTATCTAATAATCCAAACTCTTTAGTGAAAGAAGCAGTTCTGCTCTCTCCTGGATATGGATATTGTAAATTAGAAAGTCTAAATGTAAAAGGATTAGTGGGTTGTTCTATCGTTGAACCTGTCACAATAGAAATTTGTGCGTAATGGCCATCAGGATCAAGTAGGTCATATTTATTACCCGAATTGTTTCCACTCAATATTTCTAGTAGATTATTACCGGTCGGTGGACTAGGATTCATCTGAATGTTTTGCAGATTGTGACTCGGGCAAAAGAATGCAATGTGATCATAATAACCGTTACCAGAATCAATAATGGGGAATGGGGCAGTTCCATCTTCAGTGGTCAAGTCAGTTCGTTCGGCTTGTGCTGCTAATATCATATCTCGATTAATAGACATTTGACCTTCGCCAGCTATTATCATGTCTTCTTGGCCTATTTGCATAATAGCTTCAATTTGTTCTTGCGGTGGCGGAATAAAATCGTTAACAGATCCACTTAGTATCATAGCGTGTAATTGGAAGTGAAATGGAGTAAATTCTTGTAGTATCTCCATAGCTTCTATAATTCTATGATCGCCTAAGTTTTCAATTTCTAGGTCTACTATGTAACTGCTACTCTGACAATAAGTACATGGATCTACAAAATCACAATCTATATCACATGGATTAAGTGATTCACGGGTACTACCGTTATACTCTTCCATGTTATAAATATTTTCAGAATATGGGAACTCGGTCCTAATATTACCATAAATCAATGGGCTAAAATATGGATGTCTTGTTGGTATGATCACGTCAAACATTGGATCGTCTTCTTCAATAAGTCTGACATTCCAATTATTTTTGGGACAAGATTGATTTCTCTCATCTCTCTGATCTGCAAGATCTAAAGGTTTAGTTCGAATATATGTTTCTACGTTTTGTTGGCTGCCAACCGATCTTACTTGATACACCACTCGGAAACTGTCTCCTTCTTGCAAAGTGATGCCAGCAGAGGCTCCACTTCCAATCCATCGCAATTCTGTTGTGCCATCTCCCAAATCAACAAATTGAATATAATCTAAAGGACTGTCCAATCGTACCCATTCGTGCCTTTCATTGGGTAACGTCCCTGCGGGATCTGCATACCGATAATACAATTCTAAATTATTTCCATCAATAGGAAAAATTGCTTGTTTTTCTAAAGTAAAGGTGTTAATTAATGGATCTACCACGTTAAACAGTTCTTGCCATGTATAAGGGGAGATTACCTGCCACATCCTAGTCAGCTTTAATAGATTAATCCCAGCTAAACTCATTGCTTCTCGTAAAGCTGAAATGGTTCCTTTCTTTTTGAAAAGAGGTATGGCTCTTTTGATTTGTCCTCGCCAAAGCGTTGGATCTTCACTTTTGAGTTTGAGATTAAACAAATTACTTAAATAGGGTAGAAGTGCTTCGTGCGTACTGTTGGCATCTTGTAAATCCACCAATTGATTAGCCATATTTTCCAAAAAGGTAAATCCTTTGGCTATTGCAGCATTTAATTCGTGCAAGACTTGTGGAGCAAGATCAGAATCCGAAAGGCTCATCTTGAAAACTTCCGGTAAATATCTTTCTAATAAAATATCATATTTATCTGGAACGGTATAATGAGATGGGATGCTGGTGGTTAACTGCGTGTTGCCGTACAGTGTAAAGTGTATATGTGCTGTTCTGGTTTCACCATTTGCTACGGGGCTCCATGTCCAACAGATGAAGTAGTCGCCCTCTCGCATTCCCAACGGTTCCCAATGAAGCTCAAAATGTCCACATTGAGTATTACCATCAACATCTTCATCAATTAAAATTAATCTGTTTTCTCCCCTCACTTTCTTTTGCGTATCAGCATCATATATGCTTGTGGGATCAAGCCAAGCAGGAGTGTTATCTGTACCTATAATTGTTACTGGAACAACTCCTCGATAATAAATAGGCGTGGTGCGGGCACTTTGCGCTAATTTATCTTGTGCGCTTATAAATGCCAAAAGATCTGCTTCAGATCCAGACATGCAATATGTTGTTCTGGCCGCTTCTACATTTGCTTTAGCTGTATCATCATATATTATCTCATTGTATTCTTCGGCATTACTGCTTTCCGTATTAATTTCAGCATGATAAATGATAACCTTGCTTACTTTATATGGATTGCTACTAAAGCAATCTTGATAATCGGGCGTGACGATATCAAAAATTGCTTTATCGGTAATGGTTGGGTTTTCATTTATTCTTTTAAGAGCCACTTGAACTCCTCAATTACGTGTAAAACATGGTTATGACAATATTGTTTGGACGAATAATTTCATAGTATCTTGTATCCACATACGTTCCACCATTAGCTTCATCCGATAAATTGGTAAAATTAATATTGTAACCATCTACTTGTTTCAAATCCGAAAGCGTTTTAATTAAATCTGTGTCTTTTAATGGTTTGTAATAATCCCAATTGTTTAGTGAGAAAAATTGTTTTGCCTTGGATTCTATGGATAATTTTATTTCTTCTTCAAATTTTCTATAAGACTTGTCTAATGAGGCTTCAATTGCCACATCAACAGAAACTACTATTCCATCCCTAATACACACGAAGTCTGTCAGCATTTTTACATTATTGAGCGCAGTAGAAAATTCAGCTTTAAGTTCTGGACTTGCTGGTTCCAAATAAAGCGTGTTCCATAAGGCTAAAACATATATATCAATAACGTTTCCTGCACAACCATAATTTCTTAGTACGGCTGTGGATTTGCCAATCTGTCCATTGTAGGGTGTGACGAATTGGTCAGCAAATGTCTTGTAATCTGTACCGGATACTGCACGATTTTGAGTTCTTAAATACTTTGGAAGTTTGTTTTTGATATCTTCTAAGGTATCACCATTGTAACCATACTTCCCCTGAGTGTAATTGGTGAAAGAAACTGGAATGTTATACTCTATTCCAGGAGCTTCAGCTTGCCATTGTGCGACTGAGTAATTGGTCACGATATTACCAATTGTTCCACCGCCAATTCTATAAGTAACTTTTATGGCAGAACCACCAGATGGAATTAATCCTGCTCGATTATTCCCAAAAATGATATAAGCATACCAATTAGAATCAAATTCTATTCTATATTCCCGTCTAGGATTAGAGTCTGTAAAATAATCCACTTGTTTCCATAACACCCCATCTATTTCCACTTGTATAGAATCATAAATTACTGGGGATTGAGATAGTGGTAACGACATGGAAATGTTGCCTGTGGACACAAAAGATTCATCAGTGGTTGTTCCTTCTAGCCCCACAACGTTTTTGCATTCTATGCTACCAGCGGGGATAACTATCGGCTGATTGAATATAGGATTGAAATTAGAATCACATGCGAACAATTCTATGGTTAATGGAGCCCCATCTACAGCTACATCTACAGGCATTGGTGTGGGAATGCTTACATCAACAGCCAATCGATTATTGATTGTTCCACTCCAAAGAGATTTAGCTGCAATGGGAGGCTGTGGATAAAATCCTACGAGTCTGGCTAGTCTAAAAACGTTTTCTAATTCAGCTACGGTATCAATGAAAATTTCATTGGCAATTTGGTCCATTTTGAAGGAAAGTGTGTCAGCTAAAAATGCCCAATTCTCAATAAGCATAATAGCAATATCCGATTCCACAAAATCATTAAATGTATTTGGCAACATCGTACCCGTTGAACCAAATCTTTCTTGTATAAATTGAATCAAACGACTTTTCATTGACCAAAAATCTTGATTTGTATAATTCAAACTAACGATTTTAGGATTGGTAATATCCGTAGATTGTGCATATGGTGTTATGCTAACCGGACAATTTTCTTGATAATCCATATTATGAGCCTCCTAGTGGCACTTCTAATGTCAATTGTTGTATTTCATTAATTTGATCGGGATCAAAAAATGAAATTGATATTCCTAAAATATGTTCTATGTCTTCCAAGGGATCGTTTACATTAAGATCATCTATTGGTAATCCCATAGTAACGGTAATGTCGCTAATGGTAATTCTTGGTTCCCACATCCTAATAGAGGCCGCTATCATATCTTTTGCTAAAGTTATTATTGTTTCGTCGTTAGGTTCAAACATGAGTTCTCTTAATGGCGTGCCATATTCTGGCAACATCACACGCTCACCAGGATTGGTCAATAATAAAACCAGTAAATCTGCTTTTACTTGATCAATTCCATTCTGAGTGTGTAAAAATCCTCTTGGATGTTTAATTATTGGATATGGTGCCCCAAAAAATTTCATTGGTTTCCTTACGTATTGGGATTATGTATAAATGGTTGTAACGCCCACACGGGTGCCGTTTGACTTTTTTGAGATGCGGATGCAATTACTCTATCGCTAATTGTAATTCCCCAAGGCGTATAGACCAATATGGGGAATGCGCACGGTCCTAAATCTCCACTGTTCATTGATGGACAATCTTTACCAGCTAGTAAGTAAATCATTTCATCAGCTAAAAACATGTGCGTTCTAGCCTTATTGAAGTATATACCTTTCGTTACTTCCATATAATCTTTGGTGACTACGGTAATTTTATTGGCCACCAAACCCTTGTCTTCATCACCAACTACTGTATAATGATGCCTACATGTAGAACAAATATAATTACCACCTACTCGTAAAAACACTAAAGCATTATCCGGCGTGGCTCTTTCTTGAAATCGCATTAAATGTGGACCACATGGATTGGTGTATTGAGGACAAAAGATCTGTAATGATTGTTGTTGCGTCTCTTGTTTTTGAGTAGCATTATCATCCATCATAATTTCCATTCCGTAGCCAGAACGGATTTTTACATAGGCTTTTTTGGCCTGAGGAGTGGGTACGCCCCCGTCTTTTCTCTCAGATTGCTGTTCGTTATCCCAATCGCACAAGTCTATTGTATGATTGCTGGTGCTTTGCATGTGAATGCCACGATGCTCGCCAGCTAATTTTCCAGCAGTGGTGTGATCATTTAATTCAATTTTGTTTCCGCATGCTGATAACAATTGAATCCAATTACCCACTTTTTTGTCTTGATACCCTCGAATCTTTGATGGCTCTTCCCAGTCATTCATTTCAATTCGATGACCGGTAGTAGAAACCCAAGCGGTCTTTCCAAGAAATCTATTAGTACATCCAAAGTCAAAAGGCTGAAGACTTCTTTCCCAATTGGGAATGCCTTGTGGTTGTTCAACTGAATCGTCCATCCACAGCGTATGTCCGCTAATAGATAAAAATTGAATTCCCGTTTGTGGCAACTCACATTTGTTATTCTGAGGTGTGCCAGGACCATTATAAGGTCTCATTTCATTAGCATGCTTAAAGTATGGATTAGCTTTCTTTACCTTGCAACCAGCGTCACAAGACGTTTGTTCAACAGGTTGTTGTCCACTTGCATCCGTACATGGACATAATTCTACACCGGTGCCGCCCCCTCCTCCCGAAGATGGATTTGCCCATTGTGGAGTAGGATGCATGTGATCGTCTTTGAAGATTAGATGATTGCCACAACCACTTTGTATTTCTAATCGCTTCCATCTACGATTACACTTGGGATTGCCATCCACCATCTTCAACATATGCTTTTCTACAGTTTTGAATCCATAAATATGTGGATAACATATCTTTTTAGATGCTTCCGAATCATCATCTAAATCTTTTATTGAAGTGAGATCAAATCCATTGTATGATTCTGTATTCCAGGGAGGAAATACCTGTGATTCATCATTGGGACCAACCAAATATCCTTTTCTATGGCCTTCATGTATTTTGTAATATTCTTCAATGGGATAATCCCACGTATGTTCTCCTGTGGGGCCACGATCTCGATGCCAAGTAGTACCATGATAATAAGGTGTAGATCGGCTTCCACGTTCAAAGCTAATAAGCAAAGTCGATCCAGCAGGGGGCACCCAATTTAATCCATTATCATCAAATCCTCCCATTGATGAAATGGGATAGGCCCACTCTAATTGTTTAACCTGTGTATCTGGTTTGTTCAATAGCGGACTATAAAATCTAACACGACCCTGTTTCCATATATCCAATGTATCAATGCAAAGAGCGGTATACACCCCAAAGAAAGTCTCTGATTGCGCTTGCACTTTCCATCTCTTCTTCACTTCTGTTTGGGCCACTTGTTTCATATCAAAGCCCATTTCATAAAACCGGTCTTCAACTGCTTTTAATCTGGCATCAAGACCTTGTACCCAATCAATAATGCTAGCGCTAGATCCACCACCACCTCTAGCTCTATTGGCTCGACTGGCTGCGGCTCTTGCAATTCCATGTGCATTTGATCCTATTGGCATTATTGTTTCCTCTTATTAACAAGTTGCATTTGGTGGGTTCCACGCTAAATCGTCTGCACCCAAAGGTCGGCCTGGAGCCAAGTCCAAACCAGGAACGGCTAGTTTCAACTTTAATGTAGTGATGTATGATCCCTCTTTAATCTGATGATTTACACCCATAATTTGCCAAAACCGATTGCTTAGCACCTTATTGTATTTTGTATCTGCTAAAACTTTCCAGTCATCACATCTTTCTATGTTGTTTTCATCACTCCCGCCAAGAGAAAATGGATTAATGACCACTACTGTGGCATATGTGCCAAAGATTTTTGTTACATCCACGTATTCTACATTGGGGTTACCTTGAATTCTTAGCTCTGCTTCTATAGGCTGAATACCCTCTCGTTGATTATTAGCCTCTCGATGTGACATTTCTGATTTTTCTGATTCTTTTGATGTTTTTTTTGGCCCATGAATTTCTAAACTTTGTCTGGTGTGTTCTACGCTTCGCATAACACCCGTATTCTGTGTTTGAAATTTACAACCATTTGGTCGAACGTTTTTAGCCTTTACACCTCCAGCATTAGCAGCACCTCCAGCATTTCCACCTGTACCAAGTGAAGCAAAAGCTGTAAACCAATTGATGTTCGGAGAAAAGCTTATAACATTAGAACATTTCCCTCCATTAACAACAAATGTGCCAATAACAGAAGCTTTACCACAAGAAGGCGTACCATGACAATCTATGCCAACATGCTCCCACATAATACAGGTGGGATCGGTGGCCGTATTATCCCAAGTGAGCACCAATCCTTTATCTTTATCTGTACGGAATGGTTGTACCCATCTAGTCATTGATCCTAGTTTATTTTGATTATCAGTTGTCCAAGCATGTTTGGGTTCTGGAGATTTCCATTTCCATTCTCCATTTGTTTGACCATTTTCTTTTCTTTTGTAGATGATGTTCATTTTAGGTTCATTGTCTTTCATCATCTTTTTCATGGCTTGTTTCAATTCCAGCTTGTGATTTTCTGCTCCATAAGCCTTATCTTCACGACCAACAAATGATACTTGACCTAAATCCAATGCAGTAATGTTATATTTGATTACACCTTGATTAAAACTTACTTCCATATTGCCAATGGCAAAAGTTACAATGGGAGACGACTCTACATTCCAGCTTCCATTGCAATTGGTGACTACCCAACCCCACTGACACTGCATGACATACTCTTTAGACACATTTTCCATACACTTGATGAGCTTGTCGGCAAATTGCGTAAACGCTCCGCCTTCTTCATCTATTATTTCTACTTTACCTTTGTGACCATCGGTAAATCCATATTCAAAACTTTTAATAGCGGCTCGATGTTTAACTGGCATTCCAGGAGCGGATTTGTTACCAACAGTAATCAATGCATTTAGAGTTCCTCCAGACTGTTTTCCAAACGCAACCTTAACCCACGGAGAAATATTATCACCATGAATGGGCTTGACTACATCGCCGCCAGTGCATTGTGTAAATGGAGCAATAACGCCAGATGTGCAATGATTGTCTAATTGCGTTCCTGTCGGTCTAACACTACCAAAATCTCTATCCCAAGGATTCATTGTTGCTCCTTATATTCCATATACATTTGAAGGCAGTCTGATATTCACCCCTGACTTGAATTGAAAAATATCTGTCATACCATTCATTTCTAAAATTCTCCACCAAAAATCCACACTTCCATACATTTCTTTAGACACAAGATCAGGTCTATATTCTAATCCTCCAGGAATGACCATAAACATGTCATTTTCACTGGGAATAATGGATTTGCGTCTATAGGTTGGGAATGTTATTTTATGCAGACTTCCATAATATATTATTGCAGAATTTGCATATCGACTAGACCCAGATACATATCCATCAATAGGTCTAATGTTAGTTGTAATAATTTGATTTGCCATTTATTTACCCCACGCCATAATTCTTTCTTGTCCTGGTAATGCTGCACTGCTGTAAACCACTTCCCAAGTAGTGTCTATATCAAACTTCCAAGGCGTGTAATCTGTGTCATCCCAAGTAACATCTGTGGGAAACTTCACAGAATACTGTTTCAATACAACGCACAAAGGAGTCGCTCCCAATAATTTACCGCACTTAATTTGACACACGGGAGGTGGGGCAAAAGGCGTTCCCATAGCTCCATCTTTTGGATAGGTGCAACTTTCTATTGCTCGTAAATATGCTAAATTTGTAGCTACATCATCTGGTTTAGTAACATACAAATGCACTTGCATGCTGATACTTCTATTATCAGAGTGAGAGTATGTTTTTAGAGGAAATGATCTTCCAATAATTGGTTCATCGTTATACGCCGCTGATTTACTATCCGAAATGTCTGGCAGCGCATATAGAAGAATTGGCCCAAAAGTGGGTATGTATATCCAACAATCACGAATTACGGTTAAAGCTCCACCTTGAAGGGTTGCCTTGGGCATAATAATCCTACCTTGTACTAAAGGTTCTATTCTTATATAGTTAACGCTGCGTGCATTACCCTATACATTATGAAGTGCCATCGTTCAATACTTGGCTATTAGCATTGCCGCCGTGGCGACCAAATTGCCATTTACCATAGTCGGTTGATCCGAAAGAAGATGTCTGAGGGGCCGTACTTCCGGCAAGGGGTGTCGGAGAAGCACCAGACATGCTTCCTAAATTAGGTGTGAGTAATCTTTTAATATCTTGTAAAGTTTCGTGAATATCTCCTAAATGTTCCACTTGTTTGTTGGTGGCATTATCGATAGACACTAATTCATCACTTTTTATTTGTTGTGTGCCCGCTTCCGCACCCGCCTGTTGTTGGCCCATTCTATCATAAGCATCGCTTAGAGGTGATGATTGAATTCCACCTGCACGTGCTGCGGGAATTGTCATCGCCGCTTTATTAGCAGCAGCTTCGGCCATCGAAGCGGTTTTTGTTTCCAAATCTGGAATATTGTTTCCTGGAGTGACAGTTACTCGCTCTAAGCCTTTTTCTCCAACTGTTAGTGGTGTTGCTTGTTTGGCAACAAAACTGCCACCCTTGGCCATTCCCCAACGAGTCTTTTGCCCCCATCCGCCGCCACCACTACCACCTCCACCGCCACCGCCACCGCCACCGCCATATTCGGCAGGAGTGTCATTGCCACTAAATTGTAATGCATCTCTAAAGCTTACTTTATCTTTTTCTCTTTGTGCTAAAGTGGCTTCCGATTCTTGCAAATCGCTCTTATAAGTTGGTATATTATTAGTAGAAGTCGCATTGTTTACCCCAGTTGCTTTGCTATTACTCCAACTGCTGGGTTTTCCCCAACCACTTCCAGCTTGCCCAGTTTGTCCCCATCCACCTTTACCAGCCGATGCAGCCGCTTCACCTGCTGCACCACCTGCTGCGGCTGCTGCCTCCACTCCACTCACTTTGTTCTTCGCTCGCTCCAGACTGGATTTAACATCGTCTACAGATTTATCAATACCACCATTAAACTCTTCCAAAGACGATTGCAATGCCTCTGTAGCCCCAGACATGTTATCCCCTACTACGCCTTCCGTTTGTTTCGCACTCTTATTTACATCTTGCGCTTGGGCCTGTACGCCTTTTTTGTAAAGCGAGTCTTTTATTTTATCTCCAGTTGTTTCCGTCTTTTTTCTGGCATCGTCAATCGATGCTTGCGCTTTTTCGGCTGATGATGGATTTAATAATCCCTTCCCTATATCTGCACCACTGGCACCGCCACCAAACCCAAATAATCCAGTTATAGTTGACCAAAAACCTCCATCCGCAAGATTCATTGCTCTTTTACTCTTAAAGCCTTTGGCTGCATCTCCCATTGCCTGTAATGCAGCACTCATACTCAACATGGCATCTGCAACCGCCGATAATTTGTTGGCGGCATCACGCATTTTATTCGTTTCTGGTAATTTATCAACTTCTTCCAAGATAGAGGAATTGATGAAGTTTGCCAATTGACCGAATCCCGTTTTAATCGGTTCGGTCATCTTTTCCAAAGTAGTAAAGGGGGACTCTCGCCAGAAATTATACCATGCTGGTTCTTCAACTAATGGACCTAATTGTTTTGAAGTGGCATCTAATGCAGCCGACATACTGATAGCCATCGTTGCTACATCCTCCATGACTTGAGCAGCAGTTTTTACATCATTTGTGTTTGGGAAATTCTTAATTAACATGGCAATAATACTGTCGCCTTTACCATCTACTGGACTTCCCAAAAATGCGAAGATCTTAGACAGCCCCTCTCGCATGGTACTCATCGTTTTGTCATTCAACTGATCAAACATCGACGGTGTACTAAAAAACAATATTCCAGATGATTGAGTTAATGGTATCAATGATTTAGCGGTTACATCAAGCGCTGTCGCTATGCCCGATGCCATCATTGCTACATCTTCCATAACTTGTCCAGCAGTTTTCACATCGCTTGTGTTTGGGAAATTCTTAATTAACATGGCAATAATACTGTCGCCTTTACCATCTACTGGACTTCCCAAAAATGCAAATACTCTAGATAGCCCATCCTTCATAATGGTTATCGTTTTTTCATTTAATTGATCAAATGTCGATGGCTTGCTAAAAAACAATATTCCAGATGATTTAGTTAGTGGTATCAATGACTTAGCAGTTACATCAAGTGCTGTCGCTATGCCCGATGCCATCATTGCTACATCTTGCATAACTTGTCCAGCAGTTTTCACATCACTTGTGTTTGGGAAATTCTTGATTAACATGGCAATAATACTATCGCCTTTACCATCTACTGGACTTCCCAAAAACGCAAATACTCTAGACAACCCATCCTTCATATTATCTATTGCCTTTTGATTCAATTGATCAAATGTCGATGGCGTACTAAAAAACAATATTCCAGATGATTGAGTTAATGGTATTAATGCTTTAGCAGTTACATCGAGTGCTTGTCCTATGGCTGCTGCCATTACCGCCACATCCTGCAATACTTGTCCAGCAGTTTTCACATCACTTGTGTTTGGGAAGTTTTCTATTAACATAGGAATAATACTTCTATCCCCGGTTTCTCCCAAAAAGTCAAATAAAACAGATAATCCGTCGTATATCCCACCGCTCGCATCTTGTAATACCTGTAACGGAGATCGTGTATCCCAGAACTTCCAATAATTGGCTGCAACCATAGGCACTAAAACTTGCGTCATGGTTCCTATGGTGTTCCCCAAAGCCTCTACCATTGTGCTAATGTCTTGCATAACTTGTGTTGCTGTTTTCAATACATTAGGATTAGGAATGTTGGATCTCAATACCGATACAACCATCATGGCGATTCCTGCCGCCAATGCGGCAATTTTTGGACCAATAAACATCAGTGCTGCCGCCCCCAACAGCATGAGCCCGCCCAGTATAAGTCCTTGTGGTCCGATCAACATATAAGTGGCCGCTCCTGCTCCCAAGAATACCGCCGCTGCTTTACCTATTGATTGCATTATTTCATATGCACTATTTAAGATGGTTTCCACATCTTCGGCTGCTGCCTTGGCTGTTGCGCCATCAATTCCTATTGATCTCATCACGTCCATGCAGAATTTAACAACGGAGCCTGCCAAATACGCCATTACCGGTGCCATTACCATTAATGCTACGGCTCCCAAACTCATTAATTTTAATAGGATTAATCCTTGTGGGCCAACACATAAGGCCATAGCCACACCCAAAGCTAAAAACATAGCCGCTGATTTTGCGGTACTTGACAAAATACTTGCTGCACTACCGAGAATTCCGCTAACTTCATCTGCAACTTGGGAAGCAGTTCCAGCATCTATTCCAATTGATCCCATTACTTCATTACAAAAATTAACCACTGATGCAGATAACCCAGCCATTACTGGAGCTAACACCATCAATGCTACGGCTCCTAAACTCATTAACCTTAATAGAATAAGCCCTTGTGGTCCAATACATAAAGCCATAGCGACACCTAAAGCTAAGAACATAGCCGCTGATTTTGCAGTAGTCCATAAAATACTTGCTGCGCTACCAAGGATGTTACTTACCTCATCTGCCACAGAAGCGGCCATTGAAGCATCGACACCAATTGCTCCCATCACCCAATCACAGAATTTAACCACTGATGTAGCTAACAATACCATCACTGGAGCTAAAACAAGTAAAGCTGCGGCACCAGCAGCCATTAATCCAAGAAAAACCCATCCTTGTGGACCCCACAACATAGATGCAACTGTACCGACGCCAACTAAAACTAATGCAGCTAAAGCTGTAGCCACAAGAATCTTTCCTGCTGACATAAGTATTCCAGCCACATTGCTCGCTACTTCTTCCGCTTTTCCAGCATCAATTCCCATAACACCTAGCATGGCATCAATAAAACCAATAAGCCCAGCCGCAAACAATACCATGACAGGTGCTAAGACCGCCATGACTATTGCTCCTTTAATCATATCTGGTATTGCTTTCTTAATAGCGTCTACGTTCTTACCCACTTCTTTCATGGCTAATGCGGCAGCACCAGCGGCAGTAATGATTAATGCTGCGCCCACTAGTATAGCCCCAATGGTTTTAGTGGTTTCTATGACTTGCCCTGAATCTATTCCCAAAGCACCCACTATCTTTACTAATATTAACATTGCGGCACCAACAACAGCAACCGCCGCAGCTATCTTTAACATGCTTGGTCCCATCTTGGCCATATCTTTCATGGATGGAATTTCTGGAACCTTGGGCTCCGCTATAGCGCCTCCGCCTGCACCTGGAGTGGGTGCTTCTGCTGCCTCCATCGTTTTTGGTAATATCTTGGTCTTGAGTTTGGTAAGACTCTCTTTGAACATTCCCAACATGCCTTTTTTATCATTCATGTTGGTAAACTTAGATTTTAATTTCTTAAACCCCGCTACAACTGAACTTCGTATTCCTTCTCCGATATCTCCCGGACCCGCTTTGGCAAAATCAAATGTCCCTTGCGTCTTTTCAGCGGCACCTGCTGCGACTCCACCTTTTTCAGCGGCACCTGCTCCTCCAAACATTTTACTCCATCTATCTTTGAAACCTTTAGCAGCCTTGCCTAAAACTCCATCTTTATTGGTCATATCACCAAAACGTTTTTTGAATCCCTGTGTAGCTTTGCCCAACATGCCATCCTTGCTAGTCATGTCATTAAATCGATCTTTGAATCCTTGTGCGGCTTTGCCCAACATGCCATCCTTGCTAGTCATGTCATTAAATCGATCTTTGAATCCTTGTGCGGCTTTACCTAGTATGCCATCCTTGCTAGTAATTTCATTAAATCTATCTCTAAATCCCTTTATCATTTTGCCAAATAGAGTATCACCTTCTGCGGCTTTGCCTAATTTATCTCTCAGAGTATTGACCACACCAAGAGCAGTTGTTTTCGCTTCTCCTAAATATTTCTTTGCCATGTCCCCAGCGGCAGCCAAGCCGCCACCTGGACCTTTCTCCGCACCCATATCAAATAGCGTTAACTGCTTTTCTGCACCTGGACCACCTGCAACCTTTTCGCCTGGAGTTTTACCGCCTTTAAGTTTATTAACTAGTCCTCCAATAAATCCTTTAATTCCACCGCTACCAGCAGGATCATCCATGCCTTTTACCCCATCTTCTTTGGCAAAATGATCGCTAACAACTTTCATGCCCACTTCCATACTTCTAAGGACACTATAAGCGGATGCAAGTGTTGCACCTAAATATATCAATTTAAGTGCGAATCCAGCAAAGTATCGCACCATTGGCCCCGTGAATCCTCTAATAGATTCATTGATTAGATCTAATGTTTGCTCCATTTTAGACATTGGATCTAAAGATTTCTTTTGATCAACATTAGCTTTACGAGATTCAGCATGCATTGCTTGAATTACCTCTCGCATTTTACCCATGTCTCCAGAAGATAAAGCCTTTTGAATGTCTTTGGTAAAATCCTTTCCACCAGCTTCTTTAATGGATTTAGCACTTAACATGGCAGCACCTTGCATGGCAGACATGTTACTTTTTAGATTGACGCCCATAGCTCCTAAATCAGAAGCCATATCTTTGTTCTTGGCAAATGTCTTATTGATGGCCTCATCCATGCTCTTAGCACCCTTGGCGGCTTCTTCAACGGCATTCAAAAATTCAAATCCCTTATCTTCAGCAAGTTTCTTTCCTTGCTTTTCCAAATTCAATCTTTCTTCTGCGGTTAGATTTTGTTCTTTAAGCTTTTTATTGATATCTGAGATTCTTTCCGCATAGCCTTTAGAGCCATCGTCCAAAGACTTAATTAGGCGATCCACCTCTCCAGCCTGTAAACCAAAAGCAGATTGTAACCGCAAATTCAATTGGGCTAATTCTTCTCCACCCAACTTAGAAGCGGCATCTTCTACCCAGCCCATTTGCGTCATAAGATTCTTCATGCCATCGGCCGTAGCTTTGATACCATCTCTTGTCTGAAACAATGTTCCTTGTCTTAATTCATTTACTTTGCCAACTTGAGAAGCTGCCGCAAACATAAGAGATTGCGTTTCCTTGCCAGCCTTCATAAACAATTCATATGTGTTGCTGGCCGCTCCCACAATCCTCTCCATCTGATCTCCAATACCAGATTTTTCTGCTTCAGCCATTAGACCCATTACATTTTTAGCACTTTGAGAAGTAAGGGTGCCAGCATCTCTCATGGACTTAACAAACTTTTCAGAGCTTTGTACGACCTTTATAAGGTTATCACCAGTCACGCCAGTCCATCTAGCAACTGTTTGTACATCTCTACCCAATTGAGATGCTTGATTGCTTGTTAGTCCCATTTGCATGTGCCATTTAGCAAATAAATCATTAGTGGACTCTGCATTAGAACCGATCATGGTTGCAGTAGACAGACTTGCTTTGGTGACAGTCAACATTTCTTTTTGACTTCTTACGCCACCTTTTAGATTTTTTGTATAAGTCTTTTGAAATTCAGACAAATTCATCCCTATTTCTGCCACCACTTTTCCAGTAGCTTGATAGGCTTCTTGCAAACCTCTTGTTTCTGCTGTGATGCCTTGAGTTTCAAAGGCAACCGCACGCATGTTTCTCATGTAATCCAATTCGTGTGTAAGTACGCCTTCAAACAAACCGCTAAACAAATCAAATTGTCGTATTACACCAGTGATGGCAAGAGACATACCAGCGAATGCTGATCCCTTCACTAATTCGCTGTTCATGGTAGTAATAGATTTTAATGACTTTTCTATCTCTGCCATGTTCTTAGCGCCATCTTTGCTACCTAAAGCATCTTGTGTAGCGGCCGTGGGATCTTTCTTGCTTGCAACGTTTGCTTTCCCAGTTACCGGAGTAGACTTTCCAGTGCGAGTGTCTACGATGGCTTTAACCATGTTATCGCCTACGTCTTTGAGAACTTTAATGGTTTCCTCAGAATTTTTGGTTAAATCATCAAGCTTATCAACAAGATCTTCTAGTGATTTGTTGCCTTCCTCAGCAACTTTTTGAGTCTTTAGATCGTCTTTATTACTGAGCATTTGGCGCAGAAGGGTTCGCATTTCATCCATCGATTTTCCGATGGAATCTACTGTCCTTCCAAAAGCATCAGTTAATTCAGACATTATTGATTAGTCTCCATTGAGCCCAAAGGTGCCTTTGCTGCAATTGTTGGTACATTGGGGAATGCTCCCGCCTGTTCGGATGAAGAGGGAGGTGCCTCGGGAGTATATAGTGATTTGCCTTCTTTCATTTGTTTGGCTTGAATATTTACTTGTCTCAATTGGGCTTTTATAGCGTTTCGCATTATTTGCACTTGATTAATATCAAATGTTCTAGACATGGTGATGACCTGCAATAGGAATTGAGCATTGAATTTTTTGACTTGTCTAATTCCATCCCATTTGTATTCTCTGAACCCCAAATCTACTATAGCCCTGTCTCCTTTGATGGCTTGATAAGAAAACGCTGTTTTATCACCCCAGGCTTGAATTAATCTTCGTATGTCAAAAAATGTCAAATAATTTAAGTTAATTCCTTTTATTCTTTCTCCTTGCTTTACACGGGTGACAATTATCATTGGATAAGGATCACGCTTTCTAAACAAGTAATTAAAGGTAATTAAACTTCCTTCTTTAACAATGGGATCAACAGGAGCACCAGGATCGGTAGCATTGGGACTACGTTTGCCAACAGATTGAAATAAACTTTGTGCAAAAGTATTGGTAGGCGTACTAGCCGTTAATACCGGATTATTTGGACCTGTTCCTATCCTTGTCATAATTAACTTCTGCTGTGAACCAAGTTAGCATAATCTGTTGCCCCACCGGATTTAACCATAACATTACCCCACGGGTCACTCTTCTTATCAAATTCCGAAGCTCGCAGATCTTTCTCTGCTTTACCACTTCGCTTAAAGAAAGCAGCCACTTCTTCGCCAATAGCTTTCATAACCTCTTTACCCGCTTTTTCTTCATGCACATTATCAGCGATGAGATCGTTATACATGCTTTCCACATCAAGCATATAAGCGGTGCCATAAGGATGGGTGCTGGCTTCTTTTTGAATTCGATAGGCCATAGTTCCAGCTATTTTATATATGCGAATACCATCGAAAGATGTTTGCCCGCCCGGATTTTTGGCAAACACATACGGATCTTCCTCTTCACAGAAATTTTGTGTGGTTACACCATGTTTCCTTAAAACCTTTTCGATAATTTTTAATTGTCGCTTAGATTCTCTGGTTTTCTTGTCAACGAATTCACGAAATGTTTTCATATCACTCCTAGCATTGTTTCATCAAGATATCATGGGTTGAATACACGCATCGCTGTAACACTTTTAGATCACTGGGATTTCCTTGATAAGGAACTTCCTTAAACACCATGCCAGTGCCCATTGCCGAAGATGCTTCTTTTAACGTAGGCAAAGCGGCTGTCAAAAACAGCATGCCGTCTCTACGCTGCATAAATTCCACTTCATCTTTTTCTGGTTGGCCATTTTCATCTTGCTGGCCGGTTTCTTTTACGAAATATATGTTTAGATCAATAAACGGAATGATCTCGCCTTCGTCCGTAATCATAGCCTCAGAATTATCCGAATGTCGTGTGCGGACCACTAATTTGCCTTGAGCGTATGCTGCTCTTAATGATGTGGCAATATCCCAACCCAATGCAAAAATAGTTCCATCTTCATCTACAGTATGAACAACATATGCTCGTTGATTAAACTTATCAGCAATAGACTCTGCTACGACTCGACGACGAAGCACGTCTTTTTCTTCTGGACTGCCTTCACCAAGTCTCTTGAGTTCTGGCTCCTTGAGATACCTTTCGGCATCATCTTCTCTTAGGCTCCAATCGCCAATAAACACTTTGCCCCACTTAGAATTGAAACGAGTGCTTAACATGATTGAGTATTCTTTATCATTGAAAACCACGTCGGCTTTATCTGCACCACTACCCACTTGCACACCACCCAAGAGGGCAGCGATAAATTTGCGATGCAAATCTCCCTTCAATCCTTCATAGCCATTGAGTTTAACGAATATGTTATTTAACAATGGCACCGTTTCTAACACTTGACATAAATGATTCACTACAGAAACAGCAGGATTATTACGATCAAGCTGTTCTTTAATCAATTTTCTAATTTCTTTTGATGCTTTGTCTATGTTGGCATTTAATCTAAGGGTCTGTACATTTAGATTATCATCTACAAATTTGCGTTGATACGGCAATAAGTGTCGATCACTTTCACGAATCTGTTTCAGCATATCAATTAACTTCTGTGCATCACCTTTGATAGATTCTTTGAAGTATTGTTTCTTGAATTGTTCAAAATCACCTTCATCCGGTGGTTCGGGCATATCAGGCCCTTGCGGATCTTGAGTTACATCGGGCGGCTGTTGATCTGGTTGTGGTTGATCTTGGCCGGGCTGATTTGCCACATTGGGATCAGGTGGTTGACCCTGTTGTGGTGGCGGTCCCATATTGCCTGCGGGAGAACTGCTTGGAGCACCACCAGCGGCCGGATCGGGCTGACCTCCTAAAGCTGGAGTGTCTGCTTCCATCAACCAATCATCTAAATTATATCTATTACTCATCTGAATTACCCCTTGCTTGTTTTCTGGCCTTTCTTTGCGCATTACTTAGATCTTGAATCAATTGCTTCTTCCCGCTATTAATATTGATGGTATTATTCTGCTTTGCCGCCAAATATCTGGGAAACGTATCTTTATCTTTCATTTTTATACGTGTCATTAACTCGGCTATCTTTGCCATTTTATCATTGGCATCTGATCTGATTTTCAAAAAGTTTACTAATGCTTCTTTACTAGCAGAGGAGGCATCCCCACCATTAATAACCATTTCAGCAAATTGTTCCATGAAATCACTGGCTTTTTCTCGATCATCTCTAAGATTAACTAATATTTCATTATAAGCACCCAACAAAGTCTCATCGCTAACTAGTGGATTTTCTGGTTGATCGGAGACTGCTGGCACGTTAACATTCATAGCGGGAATCAAAGATTGGATCTCTCCATCATCAGAAACTTCCTGCACAATTGTTTCTAGCGGGTTTTTATCTTGGCTCATGATAAATATATAGGTCAGGGAACTTAGATTCTTCCATATAATAGGAATAGCATGAAGACATTCAAAGAATGGTTAATAATACAAGAAACGTCACACCTTGGATATCCATCAACATCATATGGCCAAGGCATGAGACAACAAGAACCAAATTTGTTCAAACGTGTGGCTCTCGATATGCCTTCCTATCCAGCACAGGCTATTCAAAAAACCGGTGATGCTTTCAAATCATTAATGCGACAAAGAGGCTCACCAGGATATGGATATGGATACATAGGAGATCAAACCATTGGTCTAAAATGGGAGCATAAAATACCTAGTTCGGACCCAAATCTTTTAGATGCCGATGGACGAGTCAACCTTCTTCTGGTACAATATCGTGCGCTAGAAAGCCAAGTATATCAAGCACAGCAACAAGGCATAGATCGTGAGTTGGATTGGGATAGAACTATGATAGGAAAGCCTACCTCTATGGCTCAAGCTGGAAAATCAGTGACGTTCAAAGTATCCATAATCACTCCAGATAAAAATGCCCCACAAACAACTGAAAAGGTCGATTATATTACTCCCAAACAACTATATGAAAAAGTAATACTTATTAAAAAAGATGCATTGCCAGTAGAGCAATTACGAAGAAGACATGCATTACCCCCTGCAACGCAGGGGACAGCCGATAAGCAAGTTGATGCAGATGGATCAAATGCACAGACAAATCCTGCCGCATCGACATAATGCCACTGAGTTATGAAGCGAATTTGTTAAAATCTATGCTAGATATCTTACAGATATAGAGAGGAAAGTAATGAGTTATCCAAGTTTCAAAGATTATGTAGTGTTCAAAGAAGAGGGAGAACCGTCTAATGGCGCAAGCCAAAAAGATTGGCGGAAAGAATTTCACCAATTAGAAAAAGGGTTTATTCCTCCTCCTAAGATGCGACCCATTATTGAGGCTTTCTTAGAAAGCAGCAGCATTAAGGTAATGCACGATACTAGCAAGCCAGTTACCTTGCCTAAGAAATCTTTATTCTTGGTAGGTGGTCCTGTTAGAGACTTTTTAGCTGGAAAAACAATTAAAGATTATGATTTAGCTACAAATGCCACCCCAGAACAGGTTGCACTCATTCTCTCCGCTGGTGGTTTTCATATGGCACCAGAACGTGGCGGTAGCACACAGGAAGGAAAAGCAGATGCGGCAGGTAAGGAACCCAAACCATTAAAACTCACTTTCCGACCCAAGCTGGCCGAAAAGGGCGATAAAAAGATTTGGTTTATTAAAGGTCGTGATAGCAGTGAAGATCGTAAGGTTTTTGTAATTAGTGCTGTTGTGGATGGTGAAGAATTTGAAATTGCCACCTTTAGACGAGATGCCAAGGTTACGGATGGTGCTGCGTCTGTTGACTTTGTTGATAATCCAACTGAAGACGCCTCCCGCCGTGATTTAACCATTAATGCTATGTATATCGAATTGACAAAAGCAGATGGTGAAAACAGTAAATTGTATGACCCAACCGGTAAGGGATTGCATGATGCTAGAAATAAGCTAGTGCGTACTGTGGGCAAAGCTAAAGATCGATTTAATGAAGATAAATTAAGAGTAATGCGTGCTATTCGTTTCCACTGCCGATTTGGAAGCGGAATGCGAATGGATAAAGATATCGAAGACTCCTTAGCAGATTTTGCTGATCTACGAGGTGTTGCATTGGAGCGAGTACGAGATGAATTCCTCAAGGGATTACTCCACCCCGACGTGGACATTGAGCGATACATTAAGATTTATAATCGAACAGGACTTATCAAACGAGTGTTCCCAGGCGTTCAAGTTAACATGAACATTCCATCTGAATTCACTTCCCGTAAAGATAAGCCTTTGGCACTTGCGTGGTTGCTACAAGGTAATCCAATCGAAGCTGTAGATTCAGCACTATCAGACAAGAGGGATGAACGTGGGGAGCAGACCCCCACAGGTTGGAGCACACAAGAACGTCGTGCGGTTGTATTCTTGCTAGAGTTGCTGGAATTCACTCCACAAGATCGAGCTAAGATGCTCAAGAAGATGGGAGGAACTGGTTTAACCGCAGATCAAATCAGAGAATGGATTAATATGTTCCGTAGGAACGAAGGTGGAAAGACTCTAGACAGCAGACCGACATGGGCAAATCACATGAGAAAATTTGCTGACAATGATCGTCCTCTAGCCAAATGGGATGATGTAATGCAAGGTGGCAAAGATACTTGTGATAAATGTCGTGGTCCTGGATGTGCTTATTGCGGCGGCACTGGCAAACTTCCTATGCACATGCGTGGCAAAGCAGTTGATGAATTAGAAAACGAACGATTTGCAGACACTCTCAACAAGAGAGATTAAGATCTTCCGGTAAAGTGAGAAGCTATCGCTCCGCTACTTTTTCGTTTCATATCACCATTTGGAAGTCGTTCAAACAATAGTGGAAATCCACCTTGTATACGATTGATGATGTCTAATGCTCTACGACCCTGTTTAGCTTTTACTTTTTGTATTTGCATTTGCTCTATAGCATTCAAACTATCTTCAATGTTTTGTGTTATGGGAGCAATGGTTACATCTTTATCATACTTTTTATATGCTTCTTCGCTATACTGTTTCATTGGATGCGATCCACTCATGTCGTCAATCAATTGTTGTGATTTCAAATTTATATCAGGTGATATGTTAGCGATAATTTTAATAAATCTAGCGTCTTTTGGATCTTGCTGTACTTTTGCTACACCCACCCGCTTGCTGCTGTCTGTATAAGATCCTGGTGGTGCATATGTTAAATGTCTGTCTATTATATGTTTTTGTTCTTGTGTAGGACGATCTCTAGAATCTCTTGGGAAGTAATCAAATGGCTGGAAGTCACCAGGATCAAATGACTCTTCATCAAACGGTCGTCCTTTCATATGAGAAGCCACTTTTGCTTCATCCATTTTCCATTTTTCTATTTGATGCAATAGGTTAATGACTAATCCTGTTGCGATATGTTCCAACACAGGCATCCATCTAATTCGCACAACAGGAGAGCGACCGGGCGATAATCCATAAGGTTCGACACTAGCATATACCTCGGTTGTGTGATACATGTCTTTGCCTAAAATAGGAATCCGACCCTTGCCAGGAACATCCATTATTTTAGATTTCAAATACGTATCCAAAAAATTCTTTTTGGGCACCCTTTCTTTCATCTCTTGTATTTGTTTCATCCATCTAAACAAATCGTGATCTACAATTGCCATTTCTAATAAAGCGGCACTATTGCTGCTAGATTTGAATTTAAGTTGCATGCCTTTTTTACCACTACCAAGCAGCGGATCGGTTATCCATGCATCAATGCCTTTTTTATCCTCCTCTACCGTGCCTAATTGAATATTATAACCACCAACGGCATTTAATCCTTTAACGACCTCTCCTTCTATTAATTTACCCAACATCATCCTGCCAGATTTGGGCATTGTATTATATTCTTTGTTCTGCCCCTGAACATATCTAAATGAATATAAACTCGTTATGGCTGAGTATACGTCTTCTAATCTGTAAACATCACTAGAAAATTCTTGTAAATCTGGTCGGTTGCTCGCTACGGGAGTTGTAGATGCCACTCTAGCTTGAGTAATAGCGGCGGCAGCAGCCTTTTCTTTTTCTAACCAAGGGAAGAACTCTTCGACGTTTGGCTGTCCTTTGATGAGTATGGGCGGCATCTTTTTATCTGGCGGAATGGGCGTGCCATTTTTGACAGCATCTTTTTCCCGTGATTTAGCTCGCCGGATTCGTTTCTGATCCTCAGGAGGTAGCGAAGCAATGAATTCATCTTCTGTCCAAGGCTTGCTCGGATCATGATCTTCATTGACCGGGCATATAGTCACCATCGTGGC